ATCCACAGTTGCGTCTAAGCTCACACGGACGACGTACTCGTTAGGCGCAATTGGAAGGGGAGGAGAAGGCCCAGGGGGAGGTGGGGATACCACGCCGCTAGGCACGGAAACGTACTCGTTGTAAGCGTAGTAATCCCCGACACTCAAAGGACTACCGACTAACAAGGAATTGTCCGCAATCTCAACGTCATCGGATAACTCCTGAGTGAGAAACCACTCCAGGAGGTCCCATAACTCAGCGGAATCCGTAAAAAACTCTCCGGGTTGCACGTAAGGGTACGTATATGAAGGCTTCGCCACCAACACTAGCTCATCGAGGTCTTGACGAAATTCTGCGTCCATCTCGAGATTTGAATCAATCTCGATGTTGAACATGTGCATCTTAAGGTAACGGTCAAAAAGGCAGAACGCAACATTGTGACGATAGTCCGATGTTGCCAGATTGACGTTGCCCTCATCGTCAGCACCGACATAGAGACCGGGGTCACCCACACAAGCATCGTCTCCGGGAAGCACGATGTTCTCGAAGAGGTTTGTTGACGCGAAACGTCGAATGGCGGGCTCGTCCTTCCAGAGGATCTCGGGGATGTACTTGTTGTGCCACCACGTAGGATCCTCAAGGTAATCAACAACCGTGAAGGCTAACGTGAGAGGTTCGAACGACTCAAACGTCAAAACTCCGTAGTTGTTCGGGTCCATGACGTCTTCACGGAGAGGGAGCAAGAAGGGGTAGTAGTACTCGCGCTTATCGGTGGTAACCGTCTGTCGGAACGACCGAGTGACCCTCCAATTCAGAGGGGTCTCGTCCACAAAGCCGTAGACAGTTTCGAGCTCCACCGTGTTGGGGCCTACCACCTCGAGAATCTTGAAGGGGCCGTCATTGGCCTCGTTAACCGCATCTGAGATAACAACGTATCCTCCGACATCCAATTCGGAGAACGTGTAGGAAGGCGTATTAAAAGTCACCGACGCCGCAACTATCGTCCCGTCTATACCCTCACCGTCCACGCCATTGTCGTACGCCTGAAGGATCTCCCCATCCGTGCGTACTAGAGGGAGATCGGCGATAACATTGAGCGCGGCTTCTGTACGTTTGAAAATGGGACCGTAAACGTAAAAGTGGATGATGCCCCGCAAGAAAGCTTTGTACGCGTCCGATGATGCCTCAAACCGATTGAGGAGAGTCCCGTAGTTGTAGTACAGCGAAAAGTTGTCGACATCCACTTGTGGAACCCAGTAAGAGATCTCCTTCACACGCCCCTCTGCGTATTCAAAAGTCTCGCCGCTCGCCGAAAACAACACTTCCCGCAGATACTGGAAACTCGCGTGGTTGCTCGACCCATCATCCCACGGTTTAGTAGGGATGATAGCTCCTCGGTAGTAGTCGACGGTGAAATCCTCACCCTCAACAACAGTACCTCCGAAAGGTCGAGTAGCGTACACGGTGACACTGCCGGGAACGACATGCCGGATACCCAAGGGAGTGGAGGGGGGAGCCTGAGCTACCGCCCACCCACTATCGAAGTATGTCCACTCCCCGTCTGCCAGGCCGACAGATTGTGGATCCTCCGCCAACTTAGCCTCATTGTCCGGGGACCCTACCACTTCAGCTAGCGCGAACGAACGGTTATACGGAGCTCCCAGCGTTATACCCCACGGAGGAGTCGCCCCCACCATAGCCGGAACGAAGGGCGTGAAAGCGTTCAGTTCTACGTAAAGATCGCCGCCCACATTCTTCAAAATGTTCAACGGGTCTCCAGAAGCGTCCATCACAGCGGGTCCTGGGATTGGTCCAGACAACGGGAAACCTTGTACAGGATCGTCTGCACGTTCGCGTACTACGGAGTAGACCAGAGGAGGGTTCACTTCCAAGGGGTACGGGGTTTCCGCAGGACCTACGAAGAAAGCATTATCAATGTAGTCAATCTCGTAGTCCTGGAAACTGCCGTAGTACACTCCTTTGTGAAGCTCCCAATCCACAGGCCCGGAGGCCGAAGTCACCCCATAGAACATGGGCTCAAGGATAACCTGGAACGCTGAATTAACCGTCTTTACCACGTAAAACCCGTCATAGACGGGGGTAGATCCTTTGATCTTGATGATGTCTCCGACATTGGTATCCGAGAAAGTAGAGACCGTGGTGAAGAAAATCATGTCCGGAGCGACATACCCCAACTGCCCGTTAGCCGCACCCGAAGAATCGTAAAGCTGCGTACCCGTGTATGCCAAGAGACGCAGCGTATCCCCACGTTTTACTTCCGAATCAGAGTACCAAGGCAGTTCCCCGCGCTTTCGGTCTGTGAAGCGATTACCTACTTCGATAGTCGCGTACCGCCATGCAAGACCCTTCGAGGGAAACCAGTCCCCACTAGGTTCCTGATAAGCCCGAAAAGGGTCCTCAAAGAACCGAAGATAGCCGTCGTTATCTAAAACCTCAAAGTCGACATCCCGCTCGAGCTCGATAGTAGGGTCGAAAATGGTGTTCTGCAAAAACTCCGTGTTTACGGACGAGCCCGGCATGTCATAAACGAACCGGTCTTCTGAAACGGCAAGACCCTGTTGGAACTGGAGCTCATTCTCCTTTATAGCGAAAAGACGCCAGAACTCCTTGTCGAATAGGGGAGTATCTACAACGCCCGTATTGAGCACTGTCGCCATCAGATCGAGGTACGCCTCACCTAGCGCCATCTCTGACGCCTGGTAATATGCCTGCAGGTCCTCGATGTCTCGGAAAAAGCGCTGCCAGAAATCCGAAAGACCGTAGAGAAGAGTAGACGGGAAGTCCCCAATTGTGAGTGCCATGGCCTACCCCTGACGTACGAATGAGATGTACGACTCCGCACTCCGATACTTGATAGTCCGGTCCGACACACCGAGAAGGTCGTACCAAGCATTAAGGGCATCCGCGCCATCAATTTCGGTATACCCCTGATCCACTAGTGACTGGGGCACCACGATGTCCGAACTGTTCTCGACAGACACTCCGTTAGTGTCTGTAATGAAAATCGAAACGATAGACGACGTAGCAAACCGTACGACCTGCCCGTCAGGAGCGTGAAAATCGTAGTAGATAGTGAACGGACTGACGTTCCCGACAACGTCATACGCCTGTCGGAATTGGGTAGCCAGATCGTTCATGTCAAGGTCATCGTTCGGGTCAAAAGAGTTTATGTAGCCCGCTAGAAGTCGCGAAGCCGCCTCTTCATCCACCGTAGATCCTGACATTGTAGGCTTAATCTTATACGGGATGTTAGCCTCGATCCAAACAGGGTGTCGAGCTCGAGCTAAGTGGTTGGCCGCCAGTACTCGGTACTCCTCGTTCTCCGTGTACGCATGGATGTTCGGGAACCCCGACAAAGTTCGGTACACAACGCGCAAGTTGTACCCGTCAAAATACGAAGGGTCAGGCGCCGGGGGACCAAAGCCTACGTTGATCTCAGTCACCATCAACGAGGACTGTGATTTAGTAGGGTTCCGAACGCTCACTTGATACTGGTTGAGTATGGGCTCAGCCATAGGCCCTACGGGGGTAGCGTTGACGCGGTTGGGAAAAATGATCGTCTGGGAAGTCGGGTCGATAATCTGACTCATAAACGCCGGAGGGTCCGTGATCTCCACCCATTCAATGTCCTGCACCGGACGCCCGCTCAAAACGATCTTACCAGGAGATTTGATGTGCCGTGACGTGCCTACAGGAACGTCCGTGTGCAGCGGATCAGTACTCGCCTGCGCATTTCGAGACGCAATCTTGTCATCAAAAGAAGGTCCGATAGCCCCCGCTGAATACAGCACCGTGTTCCCCGTCTCATCCGACGCTTCAGTAAAGGGCACCGCAGAACTCACTTCGAGTTCATGGTCCGACACACTCACGATAGTAAACGCCCTCGGGGAGCCCAGAATGCCATCCAAAATGTAAATGACGTCCCCGCTCTCCAGGTTGATCGTAGGGTCCGTAAAAGGAACCGCTGACCCTGGGGTGCCGTCTCCATAGGTAAGGAGAGGGTCACGGAAGATGTTGGCAACGCCATCGGGACGCGCAAAGTACCCTCCGACCGTACCCGAATCCTCCACCGTCTCTAGAGGAAGCTCCAGGTAAGTGTCGTAGTGCCCTCCGGTATGGAGGGTGATGTGGGAAGCAATCTCGGTACGCCGGTCACGTACCATCTCCGGTTCGCCCATTCCGATAGTCAGTGTCTCCAGGATTTCAGGAAACTGCTGTTGCAGCACTGTGTCGCACGACCGGTTGTTGATGAGATTGCGTACCGTAATAGTAGTCTGAGCGCGGTCTAACAGCTCCTCGGTAGACTCTACCCCCGCACCACCGCTAGACTGAGTGAGGTGCTCAGCATAAGTGAAGAATTGCATCCCCCCGGGGAAGTCCACCCGAATGAAAGTACCGGGATCGATGTTGTACCCTACACCTGTACGGCCAGCCTTGAGAGGGACGTCTACCACGTAATCCACCAGTTCCCCACTAGTGTCATACACGGGGTAGAGCATATCGTTGGTCACAACGTAGGGGTCGGCAGTGGCGTCGATATAAAACGCCAATGTAGACGTCCGCCAGAACTTAGTCGACAAATCGAGAGTGTAAGTGCGACGCTCCAGAAAATGAAGCCGAGCCGTCAGTCGGGCTAGCTGCCCTCCCTTTCGGGAGATGAACCAGTTAGAGAGGAGCTCGTCTGCAGCTTGTGAGATATCATCTGCGTCTGTCAATTCCTGGATACGCAAAAGAGACTGCCGCATGCGGCTGAAGTCCACCTCGTACTTCATGTACGCGAAGATGTAAGTAAACGCATTCACCGCGAAATCACGCATCGCACTTCCGCGCTCGAAAGAAGCGTCAGGCACCTTCTCAGAGAGGTACTCCACCAGGAACGCTTCTGCCGCGTCCAAGTCATCCTGTGTGATGATGATCTCAGCCATTTAACGCCTACCTATCTGCGAGCTCGATGAGCTTCACGGGCAGCACTTCACCTGCTGCATTAACGATACGAACCCACAACTCTACACCATCATCGTAGATCTGCGTCTGCTGCTTCAACAACGTCGCGTTCGCCAACCGTTCATTCTCAGGAAACAACCCCTCTAAGTCCTGACGCCGAACTTGGTCATTAGCGTCCTCAATTGCTAGAAGGATAATATCCTCAATCCCGTGGTGATATACGTTGATGTTCGACCCAACAAGTCGACCAAAAGCCGTCCCCTCCTCTTTGTCCAGCGGATTGCTCCCCTTCGGGGTCATAAACGTCTTTACCCAACGATTAACGAGAGCTTGCGGACCCGAGACCTTCAGGGACGCACGGAAACCAAAAGTAAAAACCCGCGCACTCCGCACTTCTCCGGAGGGGACGGGCTGGAAGTGAATGTCATAAGCCATTCTATCTCCACTTACCAGAGATCCGACGTCTGTGCCTGGACCCCTTGCGCAATCGCGATATTCCTCGCCACTCTGGATACCGGCGGGTTTTCAGACTGCTGTGTCATATTATAAGTGTTCGCCGCTTCTTGTAAAACTTTCTGAGACTCCTGTACGGCCCTGTCTCCTGCCTCTTGGCTAACTGCCGCCTTCTTGACTTCCGAAATCATATCGCTGCGAGCAATCGCTACCCCGGTGTCGTGAGACGGTTGCAACAATAGTTTCGTAAATCCTCGAGACACTTCGTCCGACAACGGCGCCCGGATCAGGTCTTGTCCTGCCCCACTTTTCTTGTACCGCTGCCGAGGCTTCCACACATTAGACTTAATATCGATATGCGTGTGCGACGCCACAAGCTTGAAGAAGGTATCCCACGTAGCCTGCTCTAAAAATGCGGGAGACACGTCAAAGTGCTTCGAGCCTTTGGCGAAGTCGTGCATCGAATAGCCGGGAGGAGTGTTCTTGTTTTGGCTACGCCGAGTGAAGTCGACCACCCTAGGGATGTCGTACGCCGCCTCCAGCTTAGCGCAGACAATACTGAGAGTCAGAAGCTGAAGAGGACTATAAGCAAAATACTCCACGCTCCCAGCGGTTCCTGGCGGATTGCCTCCAGCGCGGAACTTCGCTTTAGTTTTGCTAGGGTGTTCTACAACATAAAAAGCCTCTTCAAGCTCGATACCGACTCCTGTCCTATTCAACCCATTAGACGTGTATAAGATGTCGTTGCAGTCCCCAATAACCACCAGGTTCCCCAAACGATCAATGAAGAAGTGTGCCGAAGACTTCTTAGCGGAATTAAGGCACGCACTCAATCCCGCAGACATCTTTCTAGGGTGGTGCTGGTGCTCGTCTGAGCCCTTTGGGACGTAGACAGTCTTGTTCTCGTACTCAAAAACTTGCACACCTTTACGCTTGGACTTCGAATTCATCCAACCGCCCCAGTAACCCTCCTTGATGACTTTCCCTGCCTTGTTCTTCTTAGGAGGTACGAAGCCTGCCATCCAGCCGTGTCCAAAGGAGTGTAGAACGATGTGTTTAACCTTACGGGTACCGCTGACCGAAGAAAACGCTCCAGGCGGGGGGTAGGCGTACGCAATGGTCACCCAAGGGGGGAACCCATCAGGACTCAAAATCTTAGTAGGGCGCCGTCGTGTCTTCTTGAGCTGCTTGCCTCGAGCTATGTAGTTAAAATACGCATACGCGTTGGTGCCTAAGTCGTCACTCCAACGCTGCATAGACTTCAACCACTCCGACTGGGGTTGAGCATCATCGCCAGAACTCACGTTGTACCCAGGAACCAGATCCGCGGGGATGTGTTCCTTCAGCATATTGAAGGCGCTCTGCTGCTGGTCCGTTAACCCTGAAGAGGTCGGCATCAGATCCCTCCAGTCTGGATGCGCTTGATCTGGTCAATGAATTTACGCTTACGGTAGCTCAATTGTCCCTGCGTTAATCGGTACTTCGACATCAGTTGTCGGTTAGAGAGTTCCTGTTTCCCCCCGTACCCCGTGATGTCCTCAAAAAGTCTCTTATCATCGGGAGAGAGCCCGTGGTAGTAGAAGTCAACAAGCCCGCTTGTAGAAGGGTCGTCATCGATAAACGCCCCCTCGGACTCTACGAGCTCTCTACGATTGAAGGACGTCTGGAAGTCTTTAACCTTTTTACTGTTCCAGCCTAACTCATCAGAGATCTCTTCTACCGTCGGCTCTCGACCGTGCTCATCGTAGAGTTTGTTCTGCGCAACTTGGAACGTATTGAATAGGAGCTGTTTGTTTTCAGGAAGCCGCGCTACATTCTGGTACGGATACACAAACCGTGACAGCTTACGGAGTCGGTTGGTTACGTGCGTCCCTATGGCCGCTCCCCGATGCGGATCGTAGTTTTCGAGGGCGTCAATCGTGAGGACTCTAGCTTTAGACTCAAGAGCCACTCGGGGCACCGTAGCCCCCCACTTACCGACTTCCCGGTTAATGAGAGGAGTCAACTCCTTCAAAAGGAGCTCCAGAGTCACGGGACTCTTCGTCTTCTTCCACTCCCTCCAGAGCTCCAGATCACGCTGTTGTTGTGTCGTTTGCATGACTTACCTCTGTGGGGCAACCTTGCCGTCCTCACTTCTTAATAGTTTACGGTATTCCGTGAGGATCGCGTCCCAGTCTTTGATGGTATCGGGAACTTCTGCGTTCCCAGCTACGCGCCACGAGTCCACGGGACCGTACTTGGCAGTGTCTCCGGCGATCACTTCGTCCGCCGAGTCCGTCGACAGCGAGATGTTCACCACGTCTTCAGGAGCAGAATAGTCACTACTTGCGGGAGTATTCGTATAAATGCGTCCCCAGAATACAGCCCCGCCAGTAGGAGAGGGATTGTTCACGTCCGTAGAGAAAGAACGGTATTCCCCCCGCACGGTGCCATCCGCCAACAACGACTCAAGATCCCGATCATGGTACGTCTCTATGTATTCTCTCAGCGTACATACCGGACGAGAAATCGACCGCATGGCCTCGTCAAACCCCGTGAACGCAGCCGCCCATTCATCATTGGGCTCCCTCCTAGGAATTCCTGTTGAAGAGTAGTACGTAGCTTCTCTAGCTAGCTCCCCCCGCCACCAAGACTTGCGCTGCTTACCGGGGTACTCCGGCCCGTACAGTAGAATCTTATAAAATTCCTCAGCCGACTCCTGCACCTGAAAAACGTCACGCACACCTGGGATCGGCTCTGGGGGGTACGAATCCAAAAATGTGCTAGACGCGTCGAGACCAGGAACTGAATACTTCGCCTCTGCAACCTCCGTGAGCGTCCGGATGAACCCCAAATTAGCTTGAGTAGATACGTGGGGACTTCCCCGTTCTGCGGACATGGAGTGGGTGATGGACATCACATACGCCATAACGTCAAAACCGGAAGCCTCTTCGTCGTATACGACCGTGGGAAATCCCGGGAGGATGTACGGATTGAAAGGCATCGATACGCCGCCCTGCCGTTCAGCAAACCGTGCCCTATAGTACTCATACTCCGCGTACTTATCGAACAGGGCCCCTAAGCCGGTATTCACTTCAGGATCTTCCGGAGCGTCTTCTGAGGGCTGCGCCCCTGCCGCTCCTCCCTCGCCTTTAGAACTCTGTTCTAAAAGATACAGCCAAGGAGGTGCGCTCATACGTTTACTGACAGGGCCTTTGTAAAGTTCTTCCGGCTGCACCAAGAAATTCTTATTGTTCACATCCGGGGCAGTGATCGACTGTTGCATGCGGTTCTTCACGACTGGAGGGAACCCCGTAGTTAGGAGCTGAGGTGTCAGCCCTCCTAGCCGAGAATCCGGGTCCAACATGTGTGACAGGAATGTCTCTCCCAAATACACACGAGTAGGCTGTGTGATGTACGTCTCCTGGAACGTAAAATTCTGAACCATGGAGGGGAAAATAACATTGCAGATGGGAGGAATCCCAAAGTAACAACTCGGCTTAACGAAGAACGACCGAATACTGTAGAACTCGTCGTCTGTCGTCCCTCCGCCAGCTTTGAGGTACCCTGTCTTTTTCTGTACGGCACCGGAAGGAGGGCATGGAATCATAGCGATCTCCATGAGCATCTGCGAATAGACCATCTTGAGGAGGTCCCAGATACTCCCAGAGTTGCCAACGCTTGCACCGATGTGCTGCTGTAACGCTTCGATCACGTGATAATCCTGTACCGCCTTTACCAAGGGGAAACAGAGGTTCCCGATAGCCTCCGCGTCTTCTACATCTGTCGGTGAAGACTCACCTTCGTTTCTCCACGCTGTCTTCGGTACCGGATTCGTGTCCTCAAACATAGGCAACGCACACCACCGGGAATGGAACTTCGTTCGGAGAGCCCAGCGTGCAAAGAAATTCTTTCCAGGAACTGAAGTAGCGTCCCTAGGAAGATGGTCTGCCTGTGTAGAAATATCCGGACTCGTTTCAGAGCCCTCACTGACATCCACAGGAAGAAGGATTGAACGGAAAACATTTAGAACAAAGTCGATAGGACGCTTAATGAAATCGTCCGAAGACTCTTCGGTACCGCTTGCGCTAGTGTCGCCTACGACTGCAGTCTCTCCACCTACCCGAAACAACCCCTCCAAAAATAACGATGCGGGATAGAACGGTTTAGCCTGTGTGACACCTTCAGCCGAACCCGTAGGTCCGAGACCTCCAACGATGTCATTCATCGATGACATGTAGAAGACATGAAGCTGTTTGAAAATCTGTATCGGACTGACACAGTCTAACTGCAACACACGCCCGTTAGGGCTGTTCTGGTAAGTCCACCCTACAACTTCGAATTCCCCCAAGAGTCGAAACTGAGGGACAGCGCCCTGCATGTGGTCATCCTTGTAAAAGATGACTACGTGCAGGCGGTCTTCCGACCCTAACCGCTGGAGCATAGGGTGAGGTACCATCTTAAGGGACGCCGTGGGAATCTGCCAAACTCCGTACGTCACGTCCACACCCATGACTGGGATCTCCAGACCGTTAATATAAACGATCCAGGCGGCTTCTCGTGGTTTGTTAACGGTGTACGAAGAAGGGTTGCTCATCACGTCCCCGCGTCCAGCTCAAGAAATGCCGCGATCAAAATCACCGCGCAGCGCCCTGCTACACGTTGGATCGGGCTACTTGACTGTAACGCAGAACGCATCAAAGCGATATGCTGTTCTTGAATTCCGTACTGTTTCAGCTGCTCGAGACCTGTAAGAAAAGAGCGGTCCAACCAAGAGACATCCCGGTCAATATCGATGGCTCGGCGTTTCTCGCAAATCAAGACCTGCAGGTACTTCTTCTGGGACAGCAAGCGAGCAAAGATTGCCCCCATATCTCCGTTCATGACGCGGAGCACCCCGTCACGTGTCCGTACGGCCCACAATGTGGTGTCCACCAATGCCTCTAAGAGCTTGACTCTCTCCCGCTCCAGGAAAGAGAGAGTAGCGAAAGGCTGAGACATGCGGACCTCAACATCGATCATGGGACCACGATGGCACTTTTTACCTCGTAAATCTTCCGGGCGACCGCCTGTCGTGAATTCCCACTCGTAAGACATGGTTCAGCTCCAGATCACCGGGGCAGTTTTGGACGAAACATTCCCGAACTCGTCCACGCCCGTGTAGCGGATCTTCACCGTTTCCTCTGGAGGCCAAAGTCCCGCCTTATCAATCCAGAACCGAATGACGTGGCTCTCAGGACGGCGAACTTTTGAGTTAGAACCGTCGTAAGGAGCTATGAAAGATGTGCCGTCAAACGCCAGGTTGTACGTCCCCCCGTTGTCCTCACTGATCTCCACGACGACATCATCGATATCTGTCCAACTAGAGAAAAGGTACGTATCAAAACGCAACCAAACATTCGTAGGAACATTAACCGAACCGTCAACGGGCTTGGACGTGTAGAACCGCGGCTCGATGTCGCTCTTGGGGTGTCCCATCTCGGACTGCCCAAACGGAGAGATCCCAAAGCCGCCATTGAATTTCATAATATCACTCTACCACTTCTCGACACTCGAGTCTTGCGCACTAGCACTGAAATCCAGTTTAAAACGACCGCACTGTACATACCTCATGTAAACGTCAGAATCTCCGGTATCAGTTTGAACAGTAGCGTTCAAAGAATAGAGGGGACCCATCTTGAAGACGTCTGGGCGCGTCCACCAGTCGACAGCAGCGCTGCTCGACCCGTAACTCGTATCGCTGGAGCCCACGCCGTCCATCGCAAACATGAGTGCAGACGTGAAAAGGAAATCGAAGAGGTCCTGCGCATCCGTATCACTGTTGGCAATAATTCCAGAAGCTGCCACATTGATCCCGAATGTCGCCCGATGACTCTGCGCCTTCACCCCTCGAGAAGCCCAGTCCGACTTGCTCTCGTATCCGTCGTTCCCGGAATACGCCGTCGTGTTGATCGGCCAGCTCTCCAGGAGATACCAGTCGTTCGCAGTGAGCTTCGACGCAACCTCGCTCGGGTTCCACGTGGTATTCGGGTAGCTCGGATCGTTCTCCGTCCCGATGATGTGGTCCATGTTCCAGGCGTTGACGAAACACAGGCTCGCCGACGAGAGCGCATGGACGTAGTCCACTTTCGTGTTGAACGCATCGCGCCCGTTGGTCGTCGTCGTGCCGTAATCGTACCCGGCCTCGTCCATGAAGATGCCATGCACGCCGAGCGTCTCCCAGCCGTCTGCCTTATCCTCGAAGTTGGCGAGCGACTGGTTCACCGTCACGTATCCGAAGATCTTCGCGTTCGGGTTGAGCGCCTTGATCCGAGGAATGATCACCTGGGTGTTGGCGTAGTCTCCATGACCCGGGTCCTGGATGCCGTCGCCGAATACGAGCAGATCATACTTCGCCATCTCCTGCGCAACCTTCTCGTTGTTCCAGGCGTGCTCTGCGCTGTTGAAAGCGTTGAGCCACCCGTAGTAGATGAGCAGATCCTTGGGGCGCTCCCAAAGAGCCTGCTGGACTTCCTGCTCATGCCATCCCAGCTTTCCGTGGATCGTATTGAGGTTCGTCACCGAACCATTCGGACCAGCTAGAGGGGTGAACCCATCGACATGGAGCGGGTTGTCCGTGTCGTTGAAGATCTCACGCCGATGCACGAGCATCTGCATCATGGCGAACGTGCCCTTGAGGCCAGTGTCCGGGTCCGTGACGATAGTGTTCCCGTCGATGAACTGTAGTATGTCGTTGCTGATTCCGGGCTTGCTCATGTCAATCTCACTCCTTGATCTTCTCGATGACGACACGGCTGAACACCTCATCCTCACCGAAGTCGTCTCCTGCTCCGTAATCGCCAAGCCCAAGACCATCTAGGGACTTGGACGTAATGCACCTGTGCTGTAGCTCGAACGTGTCGCTGGATTCTGTAACCTCGACCACTCCCTCCAACATCGAGTGTGTTCCGCTGTACCCTGTGAATCCTCCGTAGTTCCCTGCGAACGCCACCATGCCCACGATGGCCGTAGATGCTGTCCCGCTCGTCTTGCGGAGTCGCGTCATGTGCTTCTCGACTCCGTAGGCTTCCGCCCACGCCCGCACCTTGTACTTCCCGGTCTTGAGCGTGATGACGTTCCCGACGCGAGAGATGTTCGAGTTGGTGACGATCTGCTTCTCGGTCGTGTTGAGCGTGCGCGTGACCCAACTCCCAGAAGTAAACGTACCCCCGTCCGTCCCGGCGGTCTTCTGGTCAGCGTAGATAGCGAGCTGATCAGCGGGAGCCGATGCCGGGGTTTGCATCGTCAACCCGCCAGCACCATCCGATGTGGGCACCGTTCCAGAATCCCCGCTCGTCGCCAAATTCTCGACGGTAATCTCATCCGCTCCACCATCCGAGTGTCGAGCCGCATGGTCTTCGTTGTGATGCTGGTTCGCCGTGACGCCATTCAACTCGTCGTGGCTCGTGACCCCAGCGCCCTCCTCGGACATTTCAAACGGGTTGGTGATGAGCGCAAACGACGTTCCGTCTTCTTGGATAATGATGCGACCAATATAGACCGCGAAGTCTCTCAAATACGCCGGGGGTGTGGGGATTACCTCCTCCCCCGCCAAAGCCACGGAGTTCACGTTCGATGTGCCGTACTGCATGTGGAGGTGGCCGTCGAAATCCACGTACATGTAGCGCGTACCGTATTTATTATTGCCCAAATTCCCAAGGGCACTCCCGGTCCAGTACTGCTGATTGTCGATCTGCGACACACTACTCGAGTCCGGCGTAGTCGATGCGCTGCTGTTCCACACGTCGAAGTAGTCACTCCCGCTCGTGTCGAGAGCAGACAGCGATTGCCGGTTGTGGGCGCAGTAGAAGACGCCAGCCGACATCGTGACGTTCCGCGTTCCGCTCTCTCCGAGCAGAAGCCCGCTCGCACGCTGCGGCCCGAACACCTCGAAGTCCTTGAAGCAGTCTCGGGTGCGGTAATTAGCGAACCTCTGACCCACGTTGAAGATCCGAAGCTCGGTTCCGTACCTGTAGACGCGGCCAATCACCACCTGGGTATCCAGGTTCAGGTTCATCACGTTATCGGTGACAGCAACCTGTGGCGATCCGCCGTTGTAGTCCATGTAGACCCAGTTAACCGCGTTCGCGTAGGGGAGTGCGACTCCTGACTCCCCAGAATAATCGTAGACCTCAATATCCCCGGAGTAGCTATTCGACGATTTGATAAACAGCTTTCCAGACGAAATATCGACAGTAGTCGAACTCGCAAACGAGATAATAAAATCTACGTAAGGGTCCCCCGAAAGGCTCACGCCGTCTTGATGGTTCCTCCACTCACTGGAAGTAGTATCTATAAAGTCCTGGCCAGAAACTTTACGAATAGCTCCGTCACTCGCCCGAGCCATCAGGTAAAAGTCACCATCTGCCGGAGAACTCTCCGGAGTCACTCCAGTGAGGTCAATAGCAATGGCCGAACCGGCCCCACCACTGAGGCCATCCCCTGCTACGTCACTATTGAGCTTCTCTTTGGTGACCGCAGAGTCAGCGATCCACTTGGTTTGAGTCTTAGACAATTTGAACTCCTCGGCTTTTTGCCTGGGCCGCTACCCCAGGGTATATCCCACCAGGAGACTGTGCGAGAACTAGTACGTGTAAATGACGATAACCGTATCGCCCGTATCGAAGTCCTCAGACAATCCGGTCGCAACCACGTTCTTGAAGTGGAATTGATTGCTATTCAGAATATCGAAATCAGGAGTGACTCCCGTCCCGTCCAGGGCCTGCTTATTGACCTGGATCTTACCATTATTCGGATACGCAGCCACGTTACGCGCACTAGCCGGAGTGTTGGAGAGCGTGAAGTACCCCGCGGTGGTCTCTCCAGCAGTGATAGTGTGCATCTCCTGGTAACGCTGCTCCGTACTGATACTACCAATCAGATTGGTGTAGGTGATCTTCTCGACACGCCCGTCAGTCTGGTCATAAATGGCCAGGAGGTCCGTCCCTGCAGGAGTGGTCTCCTCATTTGTCAGGCCGTTGATGTCGAGAGCCAGAGCTCCCCCAGCTTCCTGCTGGATGCCCTCACCCGCAGTATCCGAATTGAGCTTAGCCGCGGTGATACCATCATCAACCACCTCGAGCTGTCCTGACAAATTCTCATCGATGGTGGAAGTGTCCACCTTGACCGCGACACCGTTGGACGAGACATTGATGACCTTCGCGAGATTCGCGCCACCCGTGGCATCCGCCTGGACATCGAGGTCGGATCCGTTACCTCCAGTGAGGCCGTCACCTGCTACGTCCGATCCCAACTTGGCAGCAGTAACCGACGTCGCGGCAAGCTTTGCAGTGCTGATCCCAAGGTCCTTCACCTGAACCTGCTCAGACACCCCATCCACTTCCACGGTAGAGTTATCGACCGCAACCGCGATGTCGTTAGCGGTCCGGTTGATACCTCCGAGGTCTCCCGTAGTACCGTCACCAACACGGATCGTGTTGCCATCCTTGGTAAGGCCCACACCCGCATCAATCTGGCCCGTACCAGTGAACTGCTCAAACGTCAGGGCATCCGTGTCAATCACGTCGTTGGGAGGATCCGTGATACACACCCAGCCCGTATCGCCGTAGTTCGTACCCGAGTTAACCCAGATACGTGCACCCGCAGCGTGCTCACCTGTCAGGAAATTGTCGGGACGAGACCACGCCCCTGTGGTGTCCACTTCCCAGACGCCGTTCTCAGACCCGGTGCTCTGATTGGTGAGGAGGATCTTGTCCCCCGTAGCCCATGTCGAAACCCCGTCCACCGTTCCTGGGTTGCCACTAAGGGTCAGGTTCGAAGTAGAGAGCGCTTTCGCAGTACCTCGAGGGAACATCCCCTGGAGTGCGGTATCCAAGAATGCCTTGGTAACTGCGTGAGAGTCATTGACGGGGGTAGGGACACTAACTCCAGTCCCGCCAGAAAAGTCATGTGACCCCGTCCAGGTGTAGTCGTCAGTCTCATCGATGTGGGTTGCGTCAATACCGTCAGCCTTGACCGCCAACTGGCTTGAACCGTTCGCCTCAAGAGTAGCGTCATCGACTTTGACGGCAACACCATTAGCCGAAACGTTAATCGCGGTAGCAAGGTTTGCTCCGCCGGTAGTATCGGCCTGAACATCTAAGTCCGCGCCAGCACCGCCAGTCAAGCCGTCTCCCGCAACGTCCGAACCGAGTTTAGCGGCAGTCACCGCCTGCGCTGCCAAGTGGGACGTGTCAACACCGAGAGCCTTAATCTGGAGGGTATCCGTAGCCACCTCCAGAGTAGCGCCGTCTGCATTGATCTCGAGTTCACCACCCGTAGCTTGCGTTAAACCAGGACCTGCTACGTCAGCGTTGAGCTTTTCCTTGGTGACCGCATCATCCTGAATCCACTTGGTCGCAATTTTCGACATGACCGTCTACTCCTCCGTCTAGGCCGACGCTGGGTATGTTGCTCGAACAACGTCTCCAGAAGTCAAATCAGAGTCGATTCCTGTTCCTGGATTCGACCCACCGCTGAACGATCCGCCCCCTGGAGCGGTGCTACCGTTACCTATACAAATGTAGTACCCTGGAGCCGATCCTCCAACCACTTCTCTCACAGTGTAATCCGAACCGTATCGTTGTACACTACCTGTGACGACATAGAGATTGACGTCTTCTTCAGCTCGAGGGTCCTCCGCAAGCGGTCCAATAACCTTGTTCACAGTGTCCGTGTAACTGAGCTGGTCGACCTCATAGTCCCCCTCCCCGCCTGTCGGAACCGTCCAGTTTCCGTCACCGTCTAAGTACTCGTCCGGATTGCCACTCAACGCAGGCATGAACCCAGGAGACGAAGTCGAAGCTTCGAAGTGCGTGTGGTACGTCGCAAACGGAAGAGTCAAGATGATGTTTCCGTCATCGTCCTTGAGGGTAATCGTCCCCGCGGTAATCTCAGCTTGAAGATCCCCAGACCGCTGAATCTCGTCTTCAGTGTACTCCGTAGTAAGGGGGTAGTCCGTAACCGGATGCGTAAAGGTACGCGCACCAAGGTCGGCAATAGTCACCGTAGGTGCCGAGCCTGTAGTAGTCAAGTACACAGCCATGGCGTCACCCTATCATGAAGGCGGAAGCCCCCTACTTCGGTACACAGGCTTCAAAAACACTGTGACGTATGGGTAAGGGACACCCGTACCGTTGCAATACACCTGCAACTCATCCCCCGCATCGATATCCACAGGGGCACTGAAAACTTCGTATTCTTTTCGAGAACTAGAAAACGTCAGGGACGCCAGAACCGTTGCCGTTCCATTTCGACGAACCTCGGCAACCCAAGACGCATTCGTCTCACACGCGGCACTCATTCCGATAATCTGAGCATCCAGGGGTACCACGAAGCCAGATAGGTTAGCGGGAACTCCTCCCGCACCTTGCAAGTAGACATCCGTAACGGTCCCTGAATTTCTACCCATGCAAAACGCTACGATATCGTCCAGCCGTCCCGTCGGAGGAGTAGCCTTACCTCCGTGATGATACCGGAGGAGTGCGTGACTCGGGTTAGCCGCAAGGTGACTCTCGAGATCCGCCTCTTCAATCCACGCCTTACACGCAGCGCAGTAAACTGAACGTTCTAATCCTGCCATAACGTAGACTCCTACTCCACGCGCTCAACCCATCCGAGCGTAGCGGTGTCTTCTACAAAAATGGGTGCAGGACCAGTAGCCGCACTAGCCACCCACACCCCCAACTCGAGGATGTCTCCTGCGTTAAGGTACCCGTCAAACCCTATGAGAACACCCGTAGCAGGTGTAGGGGACCCGGCACTCCCCGAAGCCACGTCGATGTATGATGTAGACGCCACAACCGGAGCTAAATTGCGCCAACCTCCCATCCCGATAGTGTTGTTAAACAGCACCTGGGCGTTCCAAACATTGACACTAAACGTAACTTTATAGCGCCCACTCCGTCGAATCAGAATCTGCGACGGGGGACCGCCTCCAGCGGGGTGTTGGAAATCACCATCGGAAACTAAGGCTGGGAGACCACTAACCCACGGAACCATCCAAGCGGTACCAACAGAAACATGTCCCCCCGCAATCAGGTTATACCCCGGAGCCGGAGCACCACTATTCGCCGCCACCTGAATACGGGACGGCGCCTCATCCACCATCACCTCGGGGTAAGAGGTGACGTTGTCTACCGTAAACGGTACCGGCCCGTTCTTCTCGGATTCTAGGATAGAGCGGTAACTCACAGCGTCAAACGAAGGGCCGTAGGGTTCGGACCCTGTGACGCCATCCCACCCAAAAGCGTAACCTAGAGGGTTATCCCCTAGCCTGCAGTCTCTGAAAATGGGGCGCCCATCCGACTGCGGGTTGGCGCACCCAATATATCCATCGAGGATCGGAGCTAAAGTCGCGTCATACGTACGACTAATGGTTTCGATACGGCAATCCTGGAACCCCGACAAATACGCGTTAGCCAGAATCGAGTATATGTAACTCTTCTTCGCGGAGATGTAGATTTCATTGTATTCCCCCGGAATCAGAGGTTCTTTTTCAGAAGCTACGAACCCTCGCAACGGCGGATTGAACCCGCCTATGAAAGTGCGATCCAAGTCCAAGAACATCCTACCCGTAGCATCTGAAGTAGCCGGGCCTGCGCCGCCACTAGGCAGATTGGATACGCCAGTAGTCGAGACACCATCCAAAATCAAACGGTGCCCTCCAGACCACGCACCTCCGGCCCCTCCCGGGTTGGTATTCTGAGCTGAAATTCCGCCTACCAGAAGAAGCGACGGGATGTTCAATCCCGAAGGAGGTACCAGCTCGTAAGACCGCGCACGCGTACCGATCACGCGCCCATCGATATGTAACTCAGGGAAGTAGTCAGTAGGGACAAGTCCGCAGGCAGGCCACCACGAAGGATCCAGCAGCCACTGAATCGGCTGTTGAATAAGAGTGTCTCTCCCTGTAATCGTAACTTTCTGTCTCGGAGGCGGGATGATGGGGCCCGCACTCGCGTCTACTCCCGGGGACATGATGAACTCGTACGGAGTAGTAAACTCCGCCGGGTTCACAGTCGTCGTGATGGTCGAGCACGCATGCTGCAACGTCTGATACGGGTTGTTGCGCGTACCGTTACCTGACACGTCACTACCATTTACAGGGTCGACATGGATACGCCCGAGGCCCGTAGGCCCTGCACCAAGGGACATCGAATCGATGCGCGCTAAAACATCACTCAAAATGGGGAGAGCGTTAGGGGGGCCCAAGTTGTTAACGAAGCCACTGGCGTCAACGTCAATCCCAGTGTCCATTTCCGAGAAGTTGTACCCTCGGTTGCTGGGGGAATCTCCCGACATGTTGGTGAACGTCCCGCCACCTGCTAACGCATTCCACGTATACGAGTCAAACCAGACTGCAGGCGCCAGGGGAGCCGCGGCGTCTGTACCGTCGTGTCCCGCTTTCAAAGTGCGCAGCGTAGACTTCTGGAATCCCGGACCCTCACCAGAAACGTAGCCAGATAGAGGGTTTCCGGCCCAGTCCACGGTGTTGTCGATATTGCCGAAGGAGGAATCCTGGATACTGCAGAGGTGGATAGACCCGTACAGACTACCAAGATCACAGTTGTCTGCGTAAATCGAGATGAGGTTGGGCAGGAAGTCCACCCCCGTAATTGCTTCACGTTCCCCGAAAATACCTTCAGAAGGCCCCGAACGAATAACCGCAGAATGGTCGAAAAAGCATGTTAGAGGCCCTGTAGCAGCCGCCGGAGTCGCCGTACCACTTGCGCGATTCCAAATCCCCCCATCCGACCAATAAGTCCCCTTAGCGTGCAAGAACTTATTGGCCACCATCGGATTTCCGCCGCCCGGATTCGAATTCTGAACCTGCAAAATGCCCCGGTGCCAGAGGAAGGCCCCTCCCTCTCCCGGGTAGTCCGCCACTCCAGGAGCGTACATCACCAGAGCCGCGTAATTAGCCGATGGCGCTCCAAACGCCGCCCACCAATCGGGATCAACATCCCAGTCAATATCGCCCTGGATCGCAGCACCCCCCGGAGCTTCGATCACGTAGAGAGCTCTTTTACCTGGTAAACCTACCTTCCCAGGGTAGACACCCGGGTTCAGAACAAAGTGCCACGGGAGATAGAAGTCTAGTGTGCTAGTAGGATCCGGAACCTGATTCGCAGCGTGTTGTAACGTCTTGTAAGGATTATTGAATTCTCCCGTACCAAGGACGTCATCTCCGTTGTGCTCATCCACATAGACGTAATTTTTAGGCGTTAGAACCGAAGAACTTCCGCCAATGTTCTGCTCGACCCACCAGAGATATTCATGGATTTTCTCTTCCCAACCTCGAATCCCCGTGTTGGGAGGTTGGCTGTTATCCTGGTTGGTTTCCGAAAGAGCAGGAAACGCTTTTCCGCTGATCGGCCACTTAAGGTAGACCGCACGAACAGAGACGTCCTCGGTAGCTAGGCCTTCATCCACGGTAAGGCGCACAAGGTACCCGCCGTAATTCATGCCGAAGTTAGCGGTGGGGTTGTGGATCGCCGGATCCGAAAACGCCACTGTCACCCCAGGGGGCTGCGACAAGAACTCCCATTTGTACGTTGTGTGGTTCGGCGGAGGGAACTGTGCCGTGAACTGAACCGCAGCACCTCCTGGAATGATGTCCTGACGGGACTGATCGGGTACTCCAGGAGGAAGCGTTGCTTGGTCAATTGTGAAAATTGCTGGCATCTTTACGGCCCTTCACTAAATCGCAGGTGTCTCCGTAGCGAACTCATCACCCGGGTCACTGAATGGAGGGTCTCCTTGGGCGTTCTGGGACTCTCCCTGATCCCAAGACGGAACTGTTTCCGTACCTGAAGGTGGACCCGGAGGTTGATTTGTCTGCTCAGGGTCCAAAGCGTCGGGCATGTACGTCGTACCGCCTCCGGTGGGATCATAGTTTTCAGTCTGGGAAACCACCGGCTCGTCCTCGCTCACCCCCTCCGGACCTCCAGCTGGAGAATCCACGTACGTATTTGTAGCTGCAGCGTTATTCGCTCCACTATCATCCGTATGGTAACCTTCGGGAGCAAAATGCTTCTCATTCACCAGATCTGTCGGTAACCCTTCGGCCCCGTAAATGATGTTCACACTCTTGACCAGGAGTGAGAAGTCAAACTTGACCGACATCTCCCGACCTGCCTGCAGGGCATAGCGAAAATCCACCATCGCGCCCTGTACGATCAACGAATCGTACTTCAAGTATAGGACGAGTCCTCTACGCGCTAACTGCGTCCCTCTCGCCAAGTCCCGGAAGATGCGAAGCATGCGCATCGTCCAATCATCTTGGTAGGTGTTGTAAAGCGTCCCCGTGTAGGTAAACATCGGAGCTTGGGACCCAAAAAAGAAAGCGACATAGTTATCCGATAGAGTCTCGCAGACCTGCACCTTCTCGTTGAATTGGTGGTTCACCTGTTGGAGGATGAAATCCAAGTAGCCGACACCGCCCTTGCCCGCATCGTCTCCGGTCAGGTAGGTCGCAATCGTACGTGTATCCGGGTCGTCCAATTCAGCCAAAAACTTATCGTACGAGCCTGGGGGGATGCGGATAAACATCCGCGCCATCGTGTCAGTGTAGTCCCCTTTACGCGCTGTATGTCTCGACCACTTTTCAGTGAACGTAGGGAACGACGAAAACGTACCGATGGACATCGGATCACGTCCCTCACGACGGTTAACCAAAACGGCATCCTGCCAGACAGGGAGTAGAACCGAACGATCAAGCGGGACGATGGCTGTGGGCTTTCCCATCTACTGCCTCACGGGGAGCTGCTTATCAGCAACATAGTTACGGAACGGTACAACACCAGTCTCGTTAACAACCATGTAAGCTCTCTGTACCAGGTTAGGCACCGTGAGCTTTGCTTCGTGACCGTTCCGCAAATTCGCCACGATATTGTAGTTGGCCAAACGGAGCATATTCTCAGGCTTGGGCAACATGTACTGAATGCGGCGATTGATCACGGGGTTTGGCATGGCCTCTAGTCTCCTTCGGTCATCCTCTTGAACATATCACTCTCCATGGCTTTTTGCAGCCTCTCAGCACCATCAGCAAACTTCTCGACCGCGGGCCGGAAATCCTTGAAAGCCTGAGCCATCTCTCCCTGCACGCCCGCCAAGGCCTCGTCAGACTTCTCGAGATCCTCAGCCTCTTTACCTTCGGCCTTGAGGGTCTCCTCTTCCTTCTTCTTTCGCGCTTCACCTAGAGAAGCTAGACTGTCCATAACCTCGGACTCGAGCTGTGCTCTCTTCTCTGGATCGGTCTCCTTCTGGAACTGTGCCATCTTTCGAGCCAAGCCCTTGTGCCCAGAACGTGCAAGCTGTCGAAGGTCTCGCTTGGACATCCGCTTAGCAACTTCACCCCCCGTAACTTCCCCAGTGGACAGGAGCTCTCCGAGACGGTCAGCACCCTCCCCGCCAATAGCTTCGCGGATGGTCTGGAGTCCCCCACCACCAACAACATCGGCATACTGCTGCGACTTGATCGATTCCGCTGAGAGGGTCGTCAGCATACGCATGGACTTGCTAACGTCTCCTGTCTCTCCACCAGCGGCGATACCGCGGAGGCGTTCTTTGGCTTCATCAGAGACCCCCGACAGAGAGATCTCCGCCTCTTCAACCTTCTTGTTGAACTCTTTCCTAAGCTGCGCTTCCGACTTTCCTGAACCCTTATTGATGCGCATAAACTCTGCAAGCGCAGCTTTACGCGCAGCAGCGGCCCCCTTCGTGCCTTGACTGGCAGCAACCGTCTTGGCCAACATCGCCGAAGGCCCCTCAGAAAGCATTTCCCGAACACCGCCTTCACCCTCTACACCTCCCTTAGTGTCGATATCCGCGAGACCGATGTTAGCCGTAAAATCCAATTGGTTTTCGAGAGCAGTGAGGGTTGCTTTCTTACCCTCCATAATTTCTTCTTGGGCGTCACGCTCTGCAGTCTTAGTAAGAAGGCCCGCTTCAGTCTCAGCAGCATCAAATTGAGCTTCATACTCAGGTCCCGCAATGTTCTTAGCTTTGCTAAACACTGCTCCCTGGAATTTCTCGTAGTCCCCCGATGCCTTCATCCGCTTAATAGTAGCTTCCACTTCCGAAGCCGGGAGCCCTTCCTCCGCTAAACTAGTACGGATAACTTTATCCAGCTCATCAGGGTTAATCGTCCCGTCATCCAAAAAGATGCTGGCAAGACCCCCCTGTTGTCTATTCTTGACGAGGTTCGCAACTTTCCCTGCAGCTCTACTCGCGGCAGCTCCTGAATCAACGCGATTCTTGCTCGCCTTATCAAGCGCCTCGTACGCCGACGTCCGTCCCGCTACAGTTGCGCCTTTACCAGAGGCGTATGTCGCTGCCCGAGAGAACGCCCGAGCTTTGTTGACCTGCGCATTAACCAACAACCGTGCAGTGCGCTCCTCACCCAACATCAAAGACGCTCCAGAACCCATCGCGGATTCGAGACCAGCCCGAGGAACGTTTTCTAAACCTAAAACGTTGGTCAGAATCGCAGCTCCAGGCATCATAACAGACCCTGCAGCCAGCCCAGCCGATGCCGCTTCAGACGTGTCAAAAGCTCCTGAGTAGTCCAAAGCTCGAGACACTAAGCGATCACTCGGTCCCCCTGTCACCGTTCTACGTGGACCTTGTAACCCGGCAGCGGAGAGCACCCCACGGTCAACTCCCCGAGCCTGACGGCGCTCACGGGAGGACGCTACGAGACGCTCGTCCATCCGAGTGATCACACGACCCTCGGCCTCAGCGTCAACGTCCTCTAAGGCGTCCCCAATGGCTCCAAACGTGCGCCCCACATTCTCGAATCCAGCACCGTAAGCCCTCCCGATCATCCCGAAACCTTTAGACATCTTATCGAATCCAAGACCCCGGGAGAGGTCTCTACCGATACGCGTCATCGAACCTGGAACACGCTCCTCTGCCTGCTGGCGCTGTCGTCGAGCTAGGCGCTGCTGCTGTTCGTTTATGCGATTCCGCTGTGCTTGCCAGAACTGGGGGTTCTGGGCTTCTACCTTCATCTGTTCAGCTACTTCGTTACCAAAGAGCATCCGAGAACCAGCGCCAAACGCCCCTGCTCCTTGAAGTCTCAACTGCCTGCCCGTCTGCAACGACATCTGAAAACGCATCGCAGTCAGCTGCTCGGGCGTCATGTTCTCCGCAGCTTCAGTCTGTAAGCGACGCTGCTGTAAGGGGAAGAGGGCCAAAGCCCCTACGCCGCCCTGCTGGACAGCGTTACCCATGTTCGACACAGCTTGGCGCACCATCCCCGCACCGCCCCCCGCGCCCATACCGCCGAGTGCTCCCTGATTCAGCCCGAAACCTCCAGCCCCGTACTGTCCAGCCGCAGCTCCAAAAAGGGGCATCGACAACATGGCAGCCTGAGCTTGCATATTCCGCTGTGCCACACCCTGGACGCCTCCAAGAAGTGCGAGCTCACGCGGCTGGAACGTCCCCGTAGCTACAGCCTGGCGTGCAGCGGCAGCGGAATGCATACCGTAAGTCATTCCCGAACCACCTGACAATCCCGCCTGCTGGAACGTAGCAGCCCCTGCCATACCCATCTGCTTGATACCTGCAATAGAAGCGCCTGCAGCACGAGAGTAGCGGTTCATGGACTGTGCCGCTTCCTCCATGTCATCCAGTGACATGCCGAGCTGCTTCATCTGTCCCAGCTCGCGGAGCACGTTCACCATGTCCGGATCCTGAGTGAGTTGCATGTATTTACGAAGAGTGCGGCTCACATTCTTGATGTTCTTTCGGACTCCCTCGATGTCCTGCGACTCGTCCAGGAGGCCTGAACGTCCGGACTCCTGAGTGATCTTCATTAGATCACTACGGTTGAACATGTCCCCAGTATCCCGCTTGAAAGACCTGTCCTTCGACAAGTCCTGTATCTCTTCCGCTAAGCGGATAGAGGCGTCGCGGTTGAATCCACGACCAGTGGAGTGCGTGTCTTGACCTGACACCACCCAGTCCTGTGACATGCGCCTAAGCGCTGAGCCCATCTGACGACGCTCTATCATCGGCTGAAATGGACGCATGGCCAGATTGCCAAGACCTTGCGCAACACCACTCGTTTGACCTAGAATTCCGCCAGCAATGGCACCCAGTGGGCCTCCGATAGCTCCTCCTAGCGCCGCTGCACCCCCGACCCCTATGCCTTGACCAATAACTCGAGGTGCTTGTACCGCACGGGAAAAGAACTGGTCCTTCTCCATGTCTTGCATCCGCGCAGCACGGTCCTCCGGAAGCTGAAACATCGGAGAGGTAGGCATCGGAGTAAACGGGGTACGGATAGGAGGAGTCATCGGTTGGGGTGGAAGAGGCGCAAACATCGGACCTTGTGGTCGAGTACGGTAAACTCCTGTGGACGGAGGAGTCATCATTACGGGGGACGGGAGCATTCCCGGAGCGTACCCCTGACCTCCGGACATGGCTTGAGCTATATACGGATTGAATGACTGTTGTGACTGAATAGATTCGAACCGCTGCCGAAATTGCGCACCAAAAACGGAAGCTCCACCGCCTCCCCCACCTCCCCAATTACTCGGAGGCATCCCAGCAGACATCGCGGATACACGCTGCTGCGCTGACTGACTGACGAGCATTCGAGCTGCATCACCTGGAGAAGGGGGCTGCGCCATCGGCGTAACGCCCAGGTGAGCCTGCATCGCGTTGTAACCGCTGTATGGGTCATTCGGATCCGGCATTTAGTGCTTCCTCGAACTCGTCATCAGTGACCGTCATCTTCTCGAGTCTAGTCATTCGGCGAGTCATCTCTTGCGCCTCACGCATACGCCGCATCGCACGCCTCTGACGTGCCGTCTCGTACCCCAAATTATACCGGTCCTGGCTCACTTCCTCCCGGTACTCTTCGATGATCTCGTCAACGACATCAACGTCCACTCCTCGACCTATCGTACACGCCTGAACAATCAACCTTGCAAACGCAATCTTCTCGTTTCGCTCTCGGACCATCAGGGCCGTCACTACGCGCTCCTGAAACGACCCGGGCGGCGGAAGCGGATGGCCCTTGTAGAAGGCCCACGCGCGGAGCTTACCCGCCGCCGTACTTAAAAATCCTCGGGGGCACCTTCCGCAAACACGGCCTGGAGTTTAACGTCCATGTTGTAAACCGCAGTACTCAACTTCCCCACCATAATAGAAGGGAGGGTCTGAAGAAAATTCAGACGCTTGTCGAACGCCTCCTCAATTTCTTCACGAGGGGCATCTGCCCGATCTTCGGGATGCTCAAACTTGTGCTCCCCAAATTGGACCAGAGAAGCAGCAGCATTGTAGCGCAGCACAATCTCATCCATGCTCGTCGCATAGGTAGGGTTCTCTGCCTCCAAATACTGCTGTGTCCGCAAAGTGTCCCGGTAGTTACGTGAACGAATCACAATCGGCTTACCTCGGAGTTCTCGAGTCTCTGTGTAATGGCCGTGTGCCAAGACTTCGTCCATGATGGCTCGCGCCTTGTTGATGTCGAGCCCTACCTCTTTCAGACCTTCCAGGAACTCCTTTTCTACGTCCTCAGGCGTCTGCGGTTTAAACCCTACCTCTTCTTCCCCTGGCTCTTCCGAGCTAGAGGCCTCCGTCTCCGGTTCCTCCTCGGAGTCTTTACGTCGTAAAGCTACCCGAGGGGCATTCGTCGGCGGTCCGGAAAACTGACCGATCATAGGGGCGGCGCGGTCACTCTTTTCGTCTGTCATGGAGTCCTCCTATATACGTTGACGATTTCGACTATACCGAAAAGCGTGGTATAAGGAAAGAAGTTCCCCCCTCCAAAGGAAGGCCGCCAATGCGCTTTAGAGACAAAGTCCGTACGTGTGAGCTGTGCCCTGACCTCGCCTCTTCTCGACAGAATGTCGTTATCGGTGTCGGACCGGTTCCATGCCCCCTCGTCTTTTTGGGTGAAGCACCAGGGAAGAAGGAAGACGAGAAAGGGACCCCCTTTATCGGGGCTTCCGGAACGCACCTGCGTAACGTACTGAAACTGCTAGGACTAGACGCAAAACAGTACCACATCCTGAACATGCTGAAGTGCCGTCCTCCGGATAACAGGGACCCCCTACCCGAGGAGATGGAAAACTGCCGTCCCTACCTCCTCCACCAAATCAGATCCCTACGTCCCAAGGTCATTGTTCCTCTAGGACGGTACGCGCTGTCCTTCGCACTCGATACGAAACCATCAGGGATTACCGTGTCGCAACATGTGGGACGCGTCATCACTAGAAAAGACTTTCCAGACATACGATTCATCGGAACCTACCACCCCGCATTTGTACTCCGGAAACGTCACACAGATGTTGAAAAAGCATTCCGTAGACATCTGAAGAAAGCTAAGAGGTACGCCTATGAAGTGTAAAGGCTGTGGGTACGTCATCGCTTACGACCCAGAACGAGAAGGTAAAGACGAAACCTGCGTCATTTGCGGGGAACGCTATCGGGATGATCCCGACGACATCCTTCTACACGGCAAGTACGGAATCGCTCGTGAAGTACGCCCGACACAGGCGGATATGGCGCGAGAAATTGACGATCTCATTTACCGTGATGCCCGTGGGACCCTCTACGCTGAAGGGGGTACGGGCATTGGCAAGTCATTCGCTTACCTGATCCCCGCCATCCTCGCCGGAAAACGTGTAGTCGTATCCACCGCAAAGAAAAGTTTGCAACACCAACTCGTGGAGAAAGACCTTCCACTCCTAGCCAGCAAAATGGGAAAGGACATCCAGTTCGGAGTGTACAAGGGAAAAGCGAACTACGGCTGCGTCAAGTGCGCGTCGAGCATCAAGACCAAAGTCGACCGGAACGAGTTCATCGACTGGGCAACCAAACTCATGATGCAACACGAAGCTGCCGATATCGCTAAATGGCCCGGGTCTCGACCGAAATGGTGGGACGATATTACCGTCGAAAACTGCCCTCAGAAAAGAGGGGGTTGTGAACACGCTGAGTACTGTAAGCCTCAACCTAAAGAGTGGGACATTATTGTCGTCAACCACACGCTTATGGCTATCGATCTCCTAATGGGGACCCAACCTGGGTTCCTTATCGGGGACTACCCCATCGTAGTCATCGACGAGGCTCACAAGGCTCCAGAGATGTTCCGCTCCGCCGTAACTGAATCCATCACGTTGTGGAGTACGAGTACCCTGCTGAAGCGTTTCGAGAATGATGACGAGCTGCACGCAGAACTCTCAATGTACGGGCGCATATCAGAAAAAGAAGCACGTAAAGCATTTACGCAAATTCGAGACATCTTCAAGGATATGCACGAGCGCGCCTTCCGGGGAGCCTCCTCTCCTAAAGAGACGATACGACTCCGTAGCCTCCTGCCCTTCAAAGATTCGGCTACGAAACTTCAAGAAGAAGTGGGGGAACTGAAAAAGAGACTCGGGGACACTTCCAAGGGCCTTTACGCAGACATTGAAAACCATAATACCAGCACCCCCATCGAGAAGGCTCAGGCGGTACTGGGGAGAATGGAAAAGCTCACGCGTAAGCTGCAAATGCTCCACGACATTGTCGGGAGTCTCCTAGATGAAATCGCAGTGGAAGAAGCCAGACAGAAACTCGATGAAGCCCCCAAAGAGGGGAACTGGATTATCATCGTGGACGACAAGGGAATCCACCGTAAACCCGTCCACATAGGAAATGTCTGTGGTAAGGCGCTGGCTAGCCGTCTAACACATCGGATCATCGTGTCGGCCACTCTGACCATCGGTGGAAACTTCGAATTCATGCGTAAAGAATTCGGAATCGACGACGCCATCGTCAAACTAGCGTCCACCGATAAGGAGCACTCTGTCGAAGCCGTCTACGCAAGCCCGTTCGACCTGAAGGACCAAGCGTTACTCTACACTCCCGCAACAATCCCCGTCCCAGCACATCCCAACACCGAACGGCGCCACGATTGGATAACGGCTATCACGCAGGAGATTGAACGACTAGTCCTCGCCTCACAAGGAGACGCCTTCGTGCTGTTCTCTGCTAAAGCGGACCTGAATGAAGTGCTAGCGGGCATAGACGAGCAGAACCTCCTATCCCACGGAATCAAGATCCACGCACACATCAACGACATAGACGCTCAAAAGTTAACTCAGGACTTCATGAAGACTCCCTCGAGTGTTCTCTTCGGATTGAAATCGTTCTGGGAAGGCGTAGACATCCCAGGAGACAAGCTGCGCCTCGTAGTAATCCCGAAACTACCCTTCCCCAACCCTAAAGACCCCGTCATAGAAGCGTTGTCTGAGTTAGCAAAAGTTAAAGGAGAGAACTCCTTCATTACCGTCTCCGTCCCCCAGATGCTCTTCGACCTTAAGCAAGCGGTAGGGCGTCTCATCCGCACCAAAACAGATAAAGGCGTTGTAGCTATCCTTGATTCCAGAGTCTGGACCGGAACATCCAACCAACTCAAGCATGAAAGAACTCTCGCTGATATCCGGCGTATGCGCGCCTTCTTACGGGACAACCCTGACCAACGAGCACGCTTCAAAGACGAAGGGTCTTACCGAGGATACGGTAAGCGTGCAGTAGACGCTACGGGCTTCCTTACGCGAACACCCTCCTTTACAAAGGCTGAAGCGTTTGTTAAGAAGTCTTAAAGGCCGCTTAACGACACCCTGAGTAAGGAGGACCCAATGGCCCGAAAAGAAGGTAGCAAAGTAATCACGTGTCCGAACCCAGCAAAAGGCAAGAAGCGCTGCGGCGCTACCTTGGTGGTGACGCCCGGACAGTGGAAGGTCTGCACACACTGCGGCTACAAGTTTCGCGCGACCAAGAAGCTCATCGAAGAGCAAAAATAGCTACCACTACCCTCCTTGGCGGCTAGGTTGTTGATGACCGCCTCTCATCCAACCTAGCCGTTTCTTTTTGCTCCCGCTTGACGGTAAACCCGGTAACCGGCATAACGAGTCTATGAGACGCATCGTTATCGGAATCGGCACTACTAGGCCGGATAAGCAGCCATGCATCGCATGTGGCTGCGCTGCGTATACAGGGCAAGAGCCTTACCCTAAGACACTCAGTAACCTGCTAGAACACGTACTGTGTTGGACAGCCACGACGCACGACGACGCTGAAACCGCGATAAAAGCGGTAACGTGGCGACTAGTTGAAAAACTGTACTTGGTAAAGACCCTCACTTCCCCCGAACTCGAACACGTCAGAATCCTCCTGAAGCCCCGCTACCGTGACGTTGAGTTTCCCTGTGACACGCTCATCGTAAGAAGTCATTGGTTGATTTCTGCCTCCAACATGTTGTTAAATGACCTTTAGGGAGGAGAACCGCCATGAACGATGTCGCGTCAGAGCATCTGCGCCCTCACTGTGAGACCTGGATTTGCGGAAAGTGCCGCAAAGAAATACAGAAGGGCGACCGGGTAATGCAAGTGTTCATAGCCCTAGGAAAAGGGCGTAATCCTACGAACGTGATGGAGATGGGGATGGAGCTCGCTCCTGAATGGGAGCTAGTACACGTCAACTGCAACGATCCCACTCTCGTCAAAGGGCTTAAAACTTGAAACCCAAACCGACAGGCATCGTTGATCCTTTCAACGAACCTAAACCGAAGGCTGACCTCCCGTCACCGTACGACGACCCTTACGGTACTGCGGATGAGGAAAAGTTTCTCCGACGTCCTGCGACATTAGACCTTGATGGGGACAGTTACGTCGTACGATTCGAAGGAGGTATAACTCCCGACAAGGCTACTGAGGCACTAGTACGACTACTTTACGACGTAAATTCCGAAGCACACATGCACTTGGAAGTTCATGGCATCGTCGTAGGGCGCGAAGAAGAAGAGAGCTTGATACTGAAAACTCCGTACGGAACCGTCAGTGTTTACCGCGATGGGGACGACGAGAGCTTGGTCTTCCGACGTATCGGATTTGCCCTTTGGAGCCTCCCGAATAAGAGGGTCCTAGACAAGCATCAGGTCAAAATCATCAAGAGAGGGTAACCATGCCAGCAAACAAAAAACCCTGTGGTACGTGTAAATTCATGTGGCCTCTGCAAAAGGGAATGCGAGGAGGGAAGACCTCCTCTCTTACTCGAGGTCACTGTTTAAAGCGTAGCGTCTTCCCGAAGAACCGTCCAGGCAACCACGTATACCCCCCGGGAGCCATCGTGAAAGATACGCCCAACAACACCATCCAACCTTACATTGTACGGACGGATGAGGTTGTTGAACACTGCACCACTCACGAGGAGCGGTAAGATGAATGATCGAACCATCACGATTCCTGACGGAGAAGGCAACATGGTAGCAGTAGAAGCTACCGACGTACGACAAACAAACTCACAAGCAGCAGAGAAGGGTTTGAAGAATGCTCGCGCAGATGATTTCTTCATCCGCATCGGACACTGTACAGAAGCCCTCCACAAATTCCTCAAGGCCTACATCGTAGACTACGGTTTGACGCAAGAAGAAGCCATCGCCGCCGTCTACCTGATGAACATTAACAACCGAGAGTTCGCCCCTGACGGTACCGAAAACTGGGGAGAATACTACGACGGCGTCTGTAAGCACGTGTGGGACTGGTTCCAGAAGCACAAAGAAGAAGCTTAAGCTGGTAAAAGCTCTAGTAGACACTCTTTCTCTTCCTCCCTACAATTAAGTAATCACTGAAAATCGGCTGTGGGGGTTGGTTACGAATGCCGATCAAGGAGGTCTTGTATGCGAGTCCCAATTTCTTTAATGGTCATCACGTGCCTGCTAGTGCTCTTTTTTGGAATCTTTGCAGCACAACCGAGTAACTCGGAACCGGCTATACTAGAGACCTACCCGCCGGTCTGTGACGCCACCGACGTTTACGCGGACGCGCTCCCGCAAACACTATTCAATGTGGAAGAGATCCCCGCCGAGAAACCAGAAGTCCTGTTTCCCAAAGATGACGACGTCAAACTCATCGGAAGGCTGACGCGCGGCGTAAAGAAAATCGCCAAGAAGAAGGGTGGCGGTAACTGGTGGTACTGTGGGCGCATAGTGCAACCTGAGAAGGAAGATGACTTAGCCTTGGAGTGGGCGTACCGTATCGCCTACCTGGCGTGGGAGTACACAGACCGAGGGAGTGATAACGGTATCACCATCAACCCCTGGGGTATCTTCGGGGTTATCTCTAACGAGACAGGGTTCGATAAGTGCGCACTCGGTCCGTGGCCCAGGAAATGGGCGTACGCCAACGGTACCATGAAGCAACGTGGCCGTTGCCTGTCCCACACCTATGCTGACATCAAGAAGACCATGACACACCCTCGGGGCATAGAGCGCTGGAAGACAGCCGGTATCGACGCAGCGCCCCTCCACCAGCTGTGGAGGTGTAATGAAAAAGGGATGTGTAAGCCGAAATTCAACAGTCGTGACCCCCTCCCGCCCATCACGCTAGATGAAGTCTTCTCCCTCGGTAAAGGATTCGAGTACGGCGTGAGGAAGATGAAGAAGGACTCCATAGACTTCAAGACTGACCGCCCATGGATGTACTGGCCAGGATACCGGTCCGAGAGATACGACAAGAAGGTCGTCCGCTGGGCTCGCATGGGAGGAGCCACAGAGGAAGAGATCTGACACACTAGGCCGCATATATGCGAATTCTCCCTGTTACAGGGAGGGCCTTTCGCAGCCCCCTTCGGGGGCTCGAGGGACTGAGCTCGTAACGCGTTTCCACCGTTCTGATGATGAAGCGCGCTAAAGACCCGAGAGTGACAGCTAGTGCGTATTTACCGGAGGGGACCCTAACCACTGGGCACTTTTTCACGACCAGCGTGAATCACGGAGATACTCTGTGGGCCTTCTCGCGAGCTCCGAGCAGCTCGCGTAGGTCAAGTACTGTCCGCCGGACCAGGTCCGGGCGGCCAGGAATCCAGCCAGCAGGGAGGACCCCTCTCCTCACTGGGATCAATCAATGCAAATGAGAGAAGTCTCAGCTACTGAGACAGGGTCTCTTCTCGCTTCGCGAGAGAAGACCATGGAAGCTCAGCTCGAGCTCGCCACCGACGGGCCCGAGGCGGAGCTGCAGGTGAAGAGCGATCACAAACAAACTAGCCAGTGAGAAATCTATCAAGTTGCTTGGATGCGTTTACTAGGCGCAATTCCGAGGTACTCGGAAACGACGCGGCGCCGAGAGAGACTCGGCAGCACGCGTCGCCGGTGGTGGCCGCGGCTATCACTGAAACTTGTCCTGGAGCAGCTCAGCTCGAGCAGGCGAACGTGGCGACACAGCAAGCAACGCTTTTCCCTTCAAAGAAGGCTTAAACTCTGTTAACGTGGCTTAAGCTTTTAGAGGAGTACAATCCATGGACGACGCAGACATCAAGTTCGGAAATCGTGAGGCACTCGTAGGGTACGTAGAGACGGATTCCGGAGGCATCGTCATCGCAGACGGTGTGTGGGGGGACGAGTTCCCTACTGTCTCCCAAGACCGCGTACACCTGAATCTCAATCTCGAAAAAGGACGCATACCCGTGTTCGGATTCTCTAAAGGCGGCAAACGCTACCTCTTACTGTCCCTCGACGACACTGAGGCTATCCCAGCCATCGAGGGAATTGTAGACGTGACGGACCTTCCTAAAGAGGAAAAAGGCAATGCGGATGCGGATCGTAGGGATCACCGGGAAGCAGAATAGTGGTAAGGACACGCTGGCAAGCGCGTTCATCGAAAATGACTTTTTGAAGATGGCGTTTGCCGACCCGCTGAAAGACGTCATTCACCGGATGTTCAACATCCCCAAGACGGTGTTGTGGGGTCCTAGCGAAAACCGGGATACGCACACACGGATGATCCTTCAGACTCTGGGGACAGATTACGCACGAGGTATCGACCCTGAAGTCTGGATCAAACGGACTACGGAGAGGATCCGAGAAGTAGCTACTCGACGACGAGATCCTCTCGAGCGATGCGTCGTCCCTTTAGGGGACAAAGAGCTACGCATAGTGGTTCCGGACGTCCGGTTCTCGAACGAAGCGGAAGCCCTCAGAAACTTCGCCCCTGACGCCGTACTGATTCGAGTCCACCGACCAGACTCCGAAGAAGGAAAAGCAGTGGAGACCTGCACGCACATTTCAGAAACGGAAATGGACACCATCCCTTCTGAGATGTACAAGTACGACTTGCAGAACGTAGGGACACTCGAAGAGTTTCAGACCGCTGCACGAGATGTAGTGCGTAAGGTACTCGCGTCATGACAGATGAACGCTACGTAACGCTTGACGCCCTCCTCCCCCGTGACCCCGATCCCGGAGAAATCTTCGAGATGCCAGAGGGGCAGGTGGGGGGAGCCTCGACCATGAATTTCGTCTACGCCGGGGGGAACTGTGTCGGACATACGGCGCAGTTCGCTAGAGTCGCCAACGTAAGCGGCTGTTCTTTTTTGGGTCGGACAGTTACGTCCCACCCCTTAGTACGCGGCATGCAAGTCCGCGTCCTCAGCGAACAGTTCACTTTCAAGTCCTTGATGTTCGTGGAGTACTTCGGCTGGCTAGTCCACACATACAATCCAAAACCTCAAGTTTTACTTGACGCAAAATTTAAGGTTTTACACGCAATACCAATGAGGAAACCGGATAGCACCCTATACACGTATGACCGCGTGTGTCTGGAAAAATACAAGGAGGAGACTGATGCAAGGACCGCCAATGGGAATGCCGCCGGGACTCACACCCCAGATGCTTCAACAGATGCAGCGGCAGATGCAAGAGCAGCAACAACAACACCAGCAGCAAAGTGAAGAGAAGAAAGTACAGAACCGTGCACAGGCCAAGGAACAAGCAAACCCTCTCCCGAGCGGGCGTGACGGACTGAAGAGCCTACGCGCTTTAGCAGAGTGTCCGATCCCTGATGAAGCCGCCAACGTCAAGAACCTACTCGACAAGATGCTCAAGCTCGAACTCGACAACGTTGACGAGCAGATGCAAATCGTCGGAGAGGGTATCGCCTCCGTCATCATGGCGGATACGTACTGTGCAAAATACAAGACCAAGCGACCCGTGGTGCGCTTCGAAGACGACGAGGAGATCCAGGAGCACCACAAAAACTTCCACGAGCTCGGAGAGAAGCTTCAGGCCCTCCAAATGGAACTCACGGAAGTAGCGCAAGCGGTACAAGAGGCCAAGAAAGGTCGCTGGGAAACCTCCGTCAAGAAATTCGGTCTAGCACCTGAGAAGTTCACATACGAGCTGGACGAGGAAGAAGGTGTTATCTACCTGGTGGACCTGAAGTGTAACGAGTGCTCAGGGCGTACTCGGGTGCGGAAAGCTCGCCAAGAAGTAGCTGACCGTCTCGTTGAGTTCGAGCGGGATGCTAAGAAGGAGAAGAATGATGACAGAACAGGAGAGGGAGACGCTGCATCTACAGCACCGGAAGGACATGCTGAAGAGCGCGGAGAAGTCAGCGGTTCAAAGCAAGAAGTTCCTGGCGTGGCTGATCAGCCAGATACTCCTAGCGACGATGGCGATAACGGCGCTGCTGAAACAGACTAGCGCAGGACTAGGCTGGGACCTCGCGGCGTTCATGGTAGGTATCGTCTTTGGGATGGTCGTCTCAACGATGTACTACCTGGGCAAGCAGGCTGCAGCCGATATCGCCGTCCGCGGCTTCGCCATGGTGGGGAAGATAGCAGGGCTCGCGGGAACTGCGATTAGCAATCTCACGAACTCGGAGACAAAAAAAGACGGGGATGAAGAATCCCCGCCTTCTGAAGACTAACCACGTCTCCGCACCACAAACGTCACCAGAACCTCCGACCACTTCTCGAACTCGAACCGCTCCAACTCAGACACTGAGCACCATTGCGTCTCTGCGATCTCCTCGTTATGAGAGATAGCGTCCGGGTCCCCGTGGTAAGTCGCCTGGCGTACCACTCCGAAGTGTACCCGATCCACGGGAGTGTCCTCGAGGTAGAGGAAGCCCAACGTCACAGGAGCGTCGTAGGGATCGTGAAACGTCAACTCCTCTTGGAGCTCCCGATTCGTCGCCAAGTCTATCATCCGAAGACGTCCGAGACGGTCGTCCGAAGGATTGATGTGTCCCCCGAAACCCAGGGACCACTTCCCTGAGAGGCGAGAATCTCCGCCCTTATCAGCTCTCCGGTACACCAGGACCCTGTCGTGTAGAGGGTCGTAAACGTAGGTGTATGGGATGATTTGTTTCCACTTCTCGTCCTCCTCCACCTCCGACCTGTCCTTGAACGCCACACACATATCGAGAGTCATCTGGAACTGTTGAAAGTCAATCTCCGTATCGGTGTAACCGGGGAGATTCTCAAAGTGCTCCACCGTAGCTGCAGGGAAAACAGCCACCCGCTCTTTTTTGGTTTCCATACGTCCTCCTCAGGTGTGCATATCCACGTAGATGATGGCGCAATCCTTAGTGTCGGGTCCGTCGTTATCCCGAAGATCGAAACAACGATAGTCATAGTACGACGTGTCGTACTGTCTAGTAAAGGGCGCCACTTGGGACTCTAACAACGCCGAGAACGCAGTCTGTCGCTGTTTAAAGGTATACCAGTCGTCATTCGACCCGATGGTCGAACGGTCTTCACGCCACTTCGTCAGTTCTACAAACATCTTTCCCGACATTTGCATGTACTGCCAAGCCAGCTGTGAAGGTATCTCTTTGAGGATGTAGGCCAGGAGCTCATCACGGGTCATCGCGTCCAACAGCTTCTCTTCTTTCGAAGTCTTCATCCCAGGAATAAACACCAGAGATGTGCCGCTCAACAGCACTGAGTTCTGAAAAATCCCGATAGAAAGTCGCATTGCGATTTCCCACGTTAGAGTCTTGAGCTCTCCTTCAGAAGGCCCCTTCGCAGTGTCGTAGAGGTGGGTCTCACCTTCATCGGTAACTCCGCAAAGAATTGTATACCAGTTGTTCTCGTCTCCTACCCTGTCCGCATGATCATGTACCTGGTCTTCCCAGAACTCCCACTTCTCTGATGCGGCGTCTACCGCGTCTTGTTTACTGACCAAAAACAGACATATCGAATGTGCCACAACTACGTCCTCCGGTAGTTAGAGTTAGGGTACTCTTTCATGTACCATTCTAAGCTGTATAATTAGGTGTGGCCGCCAAGAGAGGCGGAATACAATGACTGTGGCTAGTAGCAGATTCATACGACTGGCGTCCTACTTCGAGGCTAAACACGACGTAAGGATCCGGTCCAAAGACACTGATCGTGGGGCGTGGGAACTTCTCAACCTATTGTGGAGAGGTATCACTTTCGGGCACGGCAAAAACTTACTGAAAAACTACGTGATGACCGTGGGCCGTACGATCTACTTTCCGCTGGGGTGGACACAGGAATCCGCGGATGATGAAGACTACATCATACTCTGTCACGAACTCAAACACATCGAGCAGTACCGGACCCTGGGATTTGGAAGTGAAAAACTAGGATTCGCCATCTTCGCTCTCCTATACCTCCTAGTCCCTCTCCCCCTCGGACTGGCATGGTTCCGCTACGCATTCGAAAGAGCTGCCTACCTCGAAAGCTACAAGGCCGCTAAGGACCTAGGACTCTCCCCCAAAATTGACTATTATGTAGGTATCCTGAGCGGTGTTACGTATTTCTGGGCGTGGCCGTTCAAGTTCCTGATCCGCAGGTGGTTCATGCAGAGGTGCAAATGACTCCATTCGAAAAAGGAGCGGAAGACGTCTTCGAAGTGTTAGGGGTGAAATCCCCGGGAGTGGTTTCAGACCTGAAAGAGAAGGTCGTAGAGGGGCTCCCTGAACCGATCAAGGACGTCAAAGAACAGCTTGGAAAGTCTTACCGCGCTACACCCTACTCCCTACTGTTCGGGCGGTACAAAGACACGCTGGGGAACATGGTGAAGAAGGTAAAAGAAAAAGCCCAAGGGTTGGTGGATTGAAAAAATTTGGCCACGACCTCGGGAGCAACGAAGTCGTGGCCAGGGAGAGCGACAATGCCTAGAAACACCTTAACAAGGTGTTATTGATTGTCAACAGCTTTACCGCGTAATTCTTCGTGACGTTTCTTGGTGGCCGCTTGTAACCCGAGCAGCCCTAACCCTAAAGCACCAGCCCCCGCCCCCGCGTAGAGCAGCGGCTTTTTATTCTTAGTCGCGAACTCACGCAGCCCCTTCATCCGTTCCAGAAGGTCGTCCAAGAATTGGCCTCTGCCCTGGGAACGTTCTTTCCACGCCTTCGAGAAAGCGTCCCACCCCTTCGGCTCAGCCGGACCGGGAGGCGGACCGGGGATCTCACCAGAAAAGCGTGGAGGAGTGCGCTTCTCGGGACGGAAACCCCTCATCTCTTTTGACCCAAGTCCCAACAGTTCCTCTAGAGGAGAGAGCCCCGACTTCGGATTGACCTTCTGACCTCCTAAAACACGTGGGGCCCGCCCCTCTAAGTCCCCACCTCCCGCACGGTCTAAAAGCCGTTCGAGGCGGTCCTCAAGGTGCATCACCTTAGGGTCGAGGGGATGTGCGTGAAGTTGGGGGCCCTTCTGTGCCCTGAGGCGTTCGTACCCTCTCAACGCCGAAATGAGCTCCGCGTTCTCACGTGGACCCTTAGGAAGGTGTTTCGTCCAGCGTCCCTCTTTAGTCAAAACTGATAACAGCCCCATGGTACAAGCCTTTGTAGGAGAACAACTCGTGGTCTAAGTATAGTACACCGCGAAAAGGAGGGAAAGATGTTGTCATGTATTGTTGGGGGGCTGTGGGTTATCGGCGCACTCTGCTACGCTGCAGCCCTTTGGAAGAAGGAAGGACCCAACGCAATAGGTGAGGCGTTCCTCTGGCCCCTCATGCTGGTGGTGCGCGCGACGCATCAAACCAAGGAAGGACCGAAAGACAGTTGAGCTCGAAGTGCAGCCGGATCCTTGGGTACAAGGGACGTGGGAACCGCCTTGGTTTTTACCAGGTAATCCTTCACGTCCTTGTACCCACGCTTCCAAAGACTCTTGGCAAACTCCTCCATGGCGACACCCCCCTTCGAGGGGATGTTCAGTAATTTTTTGCTCGCGGCACTCAAGCCTCCCGCAACCGCCATCCCGAGCTCCGAAGCTGCCGGAGCAGGAACTGCGGCCCCCGCTACTCCCAGCGTAGTTCCAGGATGATCCGCGATGAACTTGAGTAACTTCTCTCGGAACTCGGGGCTGAGACCAACGTGCCCACGGCTAGAGTGAGTGAGCAACTTGTCAAAACTACGCAACGGTGCATCAGCCGCACGGATCGCTACTGGACCTATTTTACGGGCGACGCTATCACGCATAGCGTCTTCAAACGCCCCGGAACTGACGCCCCTCATCGATTTCCGAAAAGCTTTGTTTCGGTAAAGGTGCCCTGCACCCCTTGAACCACTAGCAATGCCCGCCATCAGACGCGCTAAAAGTGCTTCTTTCTGATGCTCCGCCGTTTTCTCTTCATCTCCGGGATGACCGTAGTGCAGTAACGACTGCGGCCCATGCTCCCTAAGAATTTTCTTGGAGCCCTTCTGAGCATTTCGTAGAGCCTTGGCCCAACTCTTCGGGATCCTTCTCGGAATTGCCATCTAAACACCTCAGGGCAAAAAATTAGCACGGGGCTATCCCGCGCTAATTATACGCTATTTCCTAGGTGTACGGATCATCATCTTTGTGCTTCTCGTAACACTCAGTGCAGAGTGGTATCTCCTCCCGTACTTCCGGGCGCATCCGCCGCGTCACCTTGTCCTCGATCACCCGCATCTTCACCAGCCGGTGTTGTGTCTGACGCGACGGCGTCGTCTCCCCGCACATCTGACAGTTGTACATCCTCTTCCTCCTTGGCCAAGTACTTGTTGAAATCTCCTCGAACTTCTCCGAACTGTTCCAGCTCCACAGCCGACAGCCGGTCGTGGAACTCCCCCAGCATCTCTTTGAGCGTCTGCGTCAACACCTTGTTAGTCTTGTGGAGATTCTCGTTCGTGAGTTGCTGTTCGACGAGCATGCGCTTCAGTTGCTCTGTTGGAGCGGCCAGAGTATCGATCTGCTCTTTGATCTTCGCCTGCTCTATCGTCGGATTTCGGGCCGCGCGCCCTTTGTGTTTTCGATTACCCATGTTCCTCACCCGAAAAAAACAGAGTGCCCCAGGGTTGCGCATCCCCGGGGCACTCCTCAGCGCTGTGTTCTTTACGCATTAGAATAGAACTGCAGTCTTAAGTATTCCAAAACTCAGGGTACTTAGACTCAGCGCAGGGATTGATCGTTCGGGCCTCAGGGGAAGACACAGCGCGTCCTTCCCGATTCGCAATAAGAGACCCAGCTTTCGCCTTCTGTAGGCTACTCGCCTGCGTGTTCAGCTCTGCACCCAGTTGACCCAGCACAGCGCACGCCAGGAAAAGGTGCAGAACGCTCGCCAATAGTAATTGGGCTACCATTCGGTGCACCTCCCAGGTTAGAGCATTCTACATACTTATACCGTAAAGGGAGGAGTTTTTGAAGAGGACTATTCGGCTGACTCTTTGAGCTTTTTCTGGACCAGGGCGTCAACGACGCGCCCTGTGAAGTACCCGGAGAGGAGACCACCTACCGCACCCTTACCTGCACCTGCAAGGGATTTACGCAGGGTACCCTTAGGCATCCGGGAGAAGAGGGTTTTAGCCGACGGGGTATTGCCTGTATTCTTGAACCCCTCGAGGCGTTCGATCACAACCTTCATCGCAGGATCCAGAGCTCCAGAAAGCGCTCCCGCTCCGGCACCTGGTAGGGCTAGGCGCTTCGTGAAATAGCGGTCGGGAATTGCAGACTCTTCTTCAGACTTCTTTAAGAGACCCTGTTCCTGAGCACGACGTCTAGCAATGCTAGTCCCCACAGCTGTACCGATTCCACTCCCGTACCCGGAACCGAACAACGCCGACTGTAACGAAGGGCCAATCAAAGATTTCCACTTCCCCGGCTCGCGTAGCATAGGACTCTTACGGAGGGCAAGAACAGGAAGTGCAGCCCCTAGAAGCGCACCAATACCTGCACCCCTCAAGCTCCCCTTTCCCACCGGACGCATCGCTTCATCAATCACGCTACGCTTATGCTTGCGCTTTTTAAGCGACCTTCGAAGACTCTTAGCTCTTACAGCGCCTCCATACGCAGCAGCCAACCCTCCTAGAGGGTACAGGGGAGACGTCACTACCCGATACGCAACATTCTTCGGCTGGGACTTCCATCCGGGTCCTCGTGTCCAGCTCGAAGAGGGACGCGCCTTACCCGAACGGACATCCTTGGCATACGCCTTGGCGGTGTTCTGGTCCTTTAACCATTCCGACTTCTCAAACTGAGATTGCCAACTCGGAGAACTCTTCTCCCACCCTTTGGGGAACATACCCTCGATATCCGCATCAGAAGGAGAGGCGTAACCCATCCGCTTAGCTACACGTTTAACGTGTGACGCAATAGTCGGGTCGACAGCGGCCCACTTGAGCATCATGTCCCAGTAGCCTGCGGTCTTGACGCGCTGAATAGGGGGAGCCTTTATTCCTCGACGCAGCATGTCCTTCTGACGCTCAATCTCAGCCCATACCTCTTCCGCACTCTGGAAGGGCTTCCCGGTAGTAGGGTTAATAGCACGATACCCCACTTTTTCAGCCGCCTTCTTCACTTTATCCGGAAGATCTTTCATATCGGGAGTATGGTCAGCCCAGCGTTCAGCGATGCGTGGGTGTTCCGAAAACATGAAACGCTGCTGCGCTTTAGATTTGAAGGGCACCTACTTCACCTTCTTCTCTTTCGGAGACACGAAAGTAATCGTCACCGCCTCACCTCTCCAAGCACCCCTGGGTTTATGTGTTGGCTTTGATGTGGGTTGCGATTTCTTCTTTGAGCGCATGCCACGACGCCTTCTTCTCACCCCTCTTACCCTCGAGTTCCGCCTCCATTTTTCCTAACGCGGTGTAGTACTCGGGGTGCTCTTCGAGATGATCTTTCGCGATCTCCTTAGCCATAGCAGGGTCGGGGGTGTGTTCCTTCTCGACCTCGATGCCCCGACGGAGCTGGGCTGGGGGGTACGAACTGTCAGGCTTGCCTTGAGCCTCTCCTCCCGGGATGGACTCTTTAGCCTCTTTCTCTTCCTCAGGACCGCCTTCTACGGTGTCCTCTGGTGGCTTTCCGGTAACCTGCTGGGCCGCAAGCTGATAGATCAACTCTTCCGCGGCGTGCGGACTCACTCCCCGGGATTCCGCCCACTGATGCAATTCGTAGTCCTCCGGAGTCGGGTTCTGTCGGAGGAACTCTCGCACCTGCTCCATCGTCACAGGATTTCCCTCCGCCTCCTCCTGTTCCTCTTGAGCTTCCACACCATCAAACGCAGACTTCACAGCCTCTGCCATCCGGCCAATCGGACCCTTCCCCTTACCTACCTCCACCCCACGACCCTTACCCTTGCTGCGCTTCTTCTCTCCTGGAGTTGAACACAAAGCCGCACCCATCTTGGCCTGGATGTAGTTGGCCAAGAGGTTCGACTGTGACTGCTGAGGAGTCATGGGTGCAGGCGCGGGAGCTGCAGCTTGCTGCCCTCCTCCACCTGTCGGGGTTCCCTGCGTCTGCACCTTCACAGCGTGTAGCTCTTCCGTGTGACGCATGCGCTGCTCGTGGAGTTCCTCTTTGTGACGGAGAGCCTGCTCCTGGGATTCGAGCTTGAGCTTGTGCGCCTCTTCAGCCTGAGGATCAGGCTGTTGCTCGGACTGTGGAGCAGGAGGCGTCGTCATCGGGTCAGAGCGAGGTTCTTCGTACGTGGAAGTACGGGATACGTCTTCGCTCTGTAGCGGCTCCGCTGTTTTTTCCCAGAAGTGGTAACGCATCACGCAACTCCTAACGGCGGAACTTAGAAAGAACCGAATCTGCAATCTCGGAAGCTGCTTTCTGCACAGCAGGAGCTTCCACAACAGCCGACTGCTCGGGCTTCAGCTTTCCGATTCCCCAGTTGGTCCAACCCCCTTTGGTGCCTTCCAACTCTTCATCAAGTGGTGTGAATTTACCACCCCAAGGGTTCCACGCGTTCTTACCTTCGCGATGCTGTTTTTCGACGTACGCCTGATGACGTGCGGAAGCGACAGGATTTCCTCCGAGACCAAAACGGAGTGCTTTGAGAGGAGACACGACGGCATTGGATTCTGTTCGGCCACCCGAAGATCCGTGAGCGAGTGCCCCTTGCTCTTGCTGCGCTCTAGCTGCGGCAATAAGCGCGTTCTTTTTAGCCGCAGCTATATCCGCGTCAAATTGGTGACCCTTTTCCGTAACCGCGAACGCCACCTTCCGGAGAACTTCATCCGCGAGTTCAGAAGCGGTCTTCTCTTTCTTGTTCTTGGACGCCAGAGCAGCCGTAGCCGCACCTGTGCCGAGGACGCCCGCGCCGATACCAGCGGCAGCGTAGGGGCGCTTCTTAGCCATCATCTGCAATGCCCCTCGTCCAGCTTTCCCCGCAGTAGCGCCAACAGCTTCACCTACGGGAGCAGAACCGTCACCCCCGACACCCCTGGCACCCTTGGCAGCTCCACGCCCAACATCCTTGGCGACTGTACCAACTGCCTGACCCGCGCCACGAACCTTGCTCATGACTTTCTTCGCGATCTCGCTCGCGCTCGACGCCTCTTTGCTGGACATGATCAACTCCTTTTTACTAAACGTCGTTTTTTTATCGTCCCTACGACTAGACGTACCAATTATACGAGAAAACCCCAAACCAAAAAAGGAGCCGATGCTCCTTTACGTGGTAATTCTCCTACGCGGCGGAAGCCGATAGAAGTTTGAGAATGGCTTTCTTGGGAGGAATCTCGTCAGGCAAGTGTAGCGCGAAATTCTCCAGGATGTGTGGAAGTCGCACTACGTCCAAGAACGGAGAGATGCTCTGGTCCACCCGGCTGAAGATATGATGTTGTAGCCAAGGGTCCAATCGTAGATTCAAGAATATATGCTTTAGAGCGTTCTTGTACTGCTCATCAGCCACGTACCCTCCAGCAGGAGCGTGCCGGGTCTCCTTTATCATCATACCGTCAAGCAATGCGTACTCCATCTTCACCAGGAAACTCAAGTGTGTCAGTGCTCTCCCGACATCAGCAATATGCCCCTCTCGGATTTGGAAGACGAAAAGCTCTGGACGGGTTTTGTGTTGGAAGAACTGGACTGCTCCGCGGAACGTGTTGAATTCGTCCTTGAGGAGGTTGCTGACCTCTAGCAGTGTCTGGACTTGTTTAAAGATCCGGTCTCGACGTGACATGGGAAACGCTCCGAAGGTTGAAGGTTGACTACTGAGGCTTGTTCCTCGTAGTCGACTTCTTCTTCGGGGCTTTCTTATTCGGAGCTTTCTTCTTCGGGGCCGCCTTGGGAGGCACGGAATCCACGTGCAGGTCCCCCCGCGTCCCGGTCATCTTGTTGTAGACCTGGGAGATGACCGAACGCCGACGTGCGTCCATGACTACACTGTCAGGAGCTGCCGGGACGTTCTGGAGGGCTCTCTTGGCGCACTCCACGCCGAAGTGGATCAGGACCTCCCCCGGCAACATGTTGTAGGTCTCGGCCACCTCCCGAATGAAGTTGGCCTCCTCTACGGTCATGTGGACCTTCTGTGTCGAGATGAATGTTCGCGCCTCCCGGTAGCCCACACCGTAGATCGACTCGATCTCCCGGAATGTAGCTCCCAGGTTGAGCTTCTTGAGAATGCGCTCGATGAGCTCGGCTCTCGCCTGAGCCATCGCTTGCTCCTGCGCATTGATGTTCGGTTTGGTTGGCATTGTCGCACGTACTCCTTTCCGTAGCTGTCCCTACTCCAGAGAGTAGAGCTTTCGGCCATCTCGCTTCCCGGAGGTTTTCACCTTCACCGGAGGATTCTTGGTCTTGCCGTGGGTGATCGCGTAGAGCGCCGAACAGACCGCCGTGGAGAGGCGCGTCTGACTGAGCTCGAGGTTCTCCTCCGAGAGAATCCTCGCCTTGACCTTGTCAACGAGGTCATTCGACGTGAACTTCCCCTTCATTGAAGGAAGCTCTCCGTAGATGTACTCCGACATGGTCTTCTTGCGCGGCGACTTCCCCTTCCCAGCCTTCAAAGCGCGCGGCTCCGACGCGTCCTGCATCCGGAAGGACGCATGCACCTCCAACCATGCCTCGAGACGTGCCTGCGCCTCCAGAATGATTCCCTGCTGCTCTGCGATCTTGTTCTCGACCTGCTCAATGTTCATTGGATAGAGCCTCCCTCTTAGCTAGTAGCCCCTCATGAGCTCCGCGTAGTCGAACTTGTTACCCAACACCATTCTGATATTTGTCTGGTTGTACGCCCACCCCACTACCTCTTTATTGAGTAGGTGGACGTGGGTAGGAACGTATTCGTTGTTGTGTGCGAAGCGGATACCTTTCGCTGTTGGGCGGTACGTCCCCGCTTTACCGCCAGCGCGATTAGTACCGTCAGACCTCTCTACCAGTCCCCAGTACTTCAAGAACCCACCATCGGTCCCCCCGGCTCTCAAGTGTCGATCCCCCCTGATAAGCTCGATGGTCTTGTACCAGCGAGGGTCATCGGTGTACGCCTGTACGAGCTTGATCAGGAAAAGCGCCATCTCCGAATGCATCTTTCGCCTGTAGACCTGCACATGACGATTACATACGGGACAGGTTGTTCCCTGGGGATCATCAGCTGCTCGGCGTACCTCCGTCTGTAGCTGTTCCAACACATACTGACGAGTAGTCTTCTCTGACTCCTCCATGAGGTGCCCTCCTGCATAGTTGAAATGTGGGGTTACCCTCTTCTACCAAGAAGAAGGCTCAGATCTTGGAAAAATCACTCCGAGCACGCCAGGAACCACTTAGGAGGAACGTAGTCGACACCGAAGGACTGAAGAATGTCCTTGAGCTCATCCCTCTCCGGCGGCTTCATCTTCTGTTCCTGGACTCCTTTGGGATTGATCATCTTGAACGGGTCGGGATCGGTGTGGTGGGCTGTGAGACGTGCAAGACAGAGGTACGCGCTGAAGCGACCTCGAGACTGTCGAAGATGGAGCTCCCACTCGCTCCCGACAAAGTTCTCATCAAAGAGGTACGAGTAATCCGTCTTCACCTTTCCATTTTCGTACTGTTGGACGGGTAAACGAACTCCATAGAAAAGCACTGCTTTCATGACACGAACTCCTTCTTACTAAAAAAGCGGCGCATCCGTGTACGCCACTAGATCCTCACGATTGAGCACGTAGAACTTAGGGGACTCTCTAGCCTGCGCCTCTCGGAGCGCCTCCTCCTCAAGAACGACCCACGGGTCTCTGCAGCAGCCCATGGAACAATCCTGCACCGACACCATGACCTGACAGGGGTCTTTAGGCAGGTGCGCCGGGACAAACCACAGTCGGATTCCGAGTTCTCTTAAAAACGAATGTAAATGTGTAAAAGGGATGTCCAGAGAGTACGCCCCAACGGGGAGGCTAAAGTCGTCCAACATCAACCATCGAACACGTTTAGGACTCGCCATCTTTACCCCGTAAAACTCAGAACACAGGAGCGTCTGTGTAGGGCATAGCTAGCGTACGTTTTACGTAGTACCACTCTCCCCGCGTTGTTCTTTTAGTTACGTTGCCCGTGGAAGTCGAGTGCCACAACACGAGAACCTGGTGTCTGTCATCAAAGAGCCATCCAGAGTACGCACCCATCAACGCGCTATGCGCCCAAACAACAAAGTATTCAGGAGGAATACCCGAGTGTTTCTTGTGGATGAGGTCCGCCAACTCCTGCGTCGTGAGTTCCTTACCGTACCGCAACATCCACTCACGCAAAGGCTCCCCGCTATCCGGGAGCTTAAACCTGTACGTATTTTCCGAGGCCATCGGAACAAACTCCCTTGCTGTAGGTTTTGGGGGGATGTCAGTCGCTACGAGAATGTAGCGAACGACCTCGCTGAGGAACTGGAGGCAGAGCGCTAAGCATCTCATTGACCAACTCTTTCGGTAAGACGTACGCCTCGGAAACGCTCAAACCAGAAACGCCTACAGGGAGAAAGAGTTCATCCGTACGGTCATGAATGAGCGCCCGCGGAGGATCCGATGTCGAATAAACCACGTGCACCAAGATAGAGGTGTCCGCATCTACGTCCTCGAGCTGCTCAAAAGACTCGAGCTTCATGCCTGCCTGTTCGATGAAAAAGGGCACGTTGATGTGCGGAGGGAACTGTAACCACAGCATGTCTTGTCCTTCCGAGAGTTAAAAATCTGTAGCGCAGGCGAAAGCCTCTATGCGCAGTACAGTCTTTTACCTACAAAGGCGACAGCTTTTTAACGCGACCTCCGGTAACGCTGTACCTTAACCGGAGAATTGGGACACTTGATCTGAACGGAATCGTGCCACCCGTCACTCCCGAGATAGTCAACGGAACAATCCGGATAACGCATTCGTGCGTATTTGACGGCTTCAGGAGTACAAGCAGCAAAAAGAAGAAAAAACACGAGAATCCAACGCATTTACAGTTTATCCATCGCGCTGCTCTTGCCTTCGGAGAACGTGGCGGTGGCACGCGTTGGTTTGAACGCACCCGATCCCTTTGCTAAGTTTCCAGCCGTGTAGCCACCCTCTCGTCCCGCAGCGCTTCGGAGAGACTTGGTGATCATGTTCGGCTGTTGAATGCCCAGAGCGAACTTGTGCATCACATCTTCATACCCCCTGCGGAAGAACGCACTGACCTTGATGCGACTAGTGTTCGCCATTCCGGTACCCTTGAAGACCCCCATGTGCCCCGTACTAGGAGTGTTGAACGACGTGGTCGTCTTGGGGCCTTCGACAGACGAGTAACCAGAATTCGACGAAGAACTGCCACTAGTACTCTCCGCGCTCTGTTTGTCCATGTGCTTACCTAGACGGTGTCCAAGATACGAACCTCCGATACCCGCAGAAGCGCCTAACGCCCCCCCACCGAGAACCCCCAAAAGGAGTCGCAGTTTGTCAGAAGGGATCTTCCGCGCAATCTCAGGAGACAATCCTGCAAGCGTAGCTCCTGAAAGCGCTCCGAGGGCTCCTGGGACTGCGCCGGAACCTAACGCGTCGAGCGCGGTGTAGTCTTCAGAACTCTGCTTGGCCATAACGGACTCCTTTCCCCCTTGGCGTCAAGAACCTTACTCTTCGCCATAACCCGGCTCCACTCTTCCACCCAACGGATGGATCTTGATGTCCCCCTTGAACGTGTGAGGGATGATTCTAGTAAATATCTCTTTCAAAGATCGAGTCGACGGCTTATACAGCGCTTTCTGCAGCTGCTTGTCCAACGCATCTTCAGCTACGTACTTGTACTCAGGATGGAGTTTCTCGAACTCCTCGATACGCTTACGGGGCGCAAAAACGTATCCCTTGCCGATACCGAGACGTCGAGCCGTCCCTGACTTTCGAGGAGCCACGATGGCCTCGTCTCGAATGAGATTGAGGAACGGAGAGTCCTTAGCGGTACGACTTATGGTTACAAATCCTACATCCCCATACTCCGGATCCCGGAGCAGCCCATGCCGCGTAGCGTAAACCGTGTTCTTGAGATGTTGCCTAATTTTATCCAGGGACGCCTTAGCAGCGTCCTCGCGCCTGCCCGACTTCCCGGTCTCGAAATCCTTCAGTAATCCTCTACGGTACAGCTCTGTGGCGGGCAATGCGCCGCCTATGTCGAGAACCTCGCTGCCAGCATGTGTGCGATGACCTACTACGTCCTTACGTTTCAAGAACCGAAGTAGTCTTTGCCTATCCTCTTCCAACGTAGGATCGACCACGTAGGAGAGCTTCTCCCGCGAAAGAGTAGGCACCCCCATAACGTCTCGCATCTCACGCTTGAACCGTCGGTACCGGGTCTTTCCGAAGAGCGGAGTATCGCGCAGGAGCTTCTTTTTGGCTAAGAGTTGTGCCTTGAGCTCCGGATCCATCATAGAAACCCCGCGACGCAACTTAGTAGTGGCGTCCCGGTACTCAGCTCCAGGGCCCCCGTATGCAATAGCAAGGTCTACAGGGAAACCGCTAGCACCTGGCGTCTTCCGACTGAACACGGCGTAACCAGCCCCCGGCTTGTTGTAAGGGCTCGGTGCGAAAACTCCGGACTCGGTGAGATCCTGAAGCACTTTCCTGAACTGTTCTCGATCCTGTACGTCAGCAAAGAAGTCAATATCGACAGAGTCAGGCAAGTTGAGACCACTGTGCATTGACCCTGTAAGCTTGGGCTTTAAACCATACGCCTTTTGAAGGCGGTACGCTTCTCGGCGAATGCCTTTACGAATATCGTCAGGGTCGTACGTGTTACGCGTCTCAGGCGATACGAAAAGCCTATCGATCTTGTTCAGAAGAGAAGGCTTAGCAAGCTCACGGAGTCGGTCTTTAGATACGGTCATGACAGCAGCTCCAAAAGCTCCTGATTCAGCTTACGCTTCTGCTCTGACATGTTCGCAAGAACTTGCTCTACGCCGTCAGGCTTTGCCCCGAACGCCCGTCCAAGAAGTCCTGGACGCGGGTAAGTGAGATAGCGCTGCACCTTTACGTTACGCTGGCTAGGGGGAAGGTGCGCGTGCGATTTGTGACGGATGGCACGCCCGATGACCTGTTCCAACTTCTCTTCGTTCCAGTGTGGCTCGAGAACCTGAACCTGACGCGTACCCTTGAGATCAAGGCCTTCTCCGCCAGCCGAAGAGACTAGGAGTGCTTTGATCTTACCGGCGTTGTAGTCCTCAACTGCCTGCTGCCGTACCTTCTTTGGAACCTTCCCTGAAAAGATGGCGTGTGGAATTTTCTTCTTGTCGAGCTCTTTAGCGTAGCCTTGGAGGGTGTCGAGGTAGTTCGAGTAGACTACCGCTTTGTGTTTAGAATTTCCCTTCACCTCAGTGGTGAGATCCTGCAATGCGCGTTCTAGCTTAGGCGTAAGACCTTCGGCTTTAAGGTCCTTCTGGAAACGCTTCATAGACCCGCTGAGTTGTCGCGTCTGAGACTGAAACTGGTTGAGCTTCGGAAGGTCCTTCTTCTCCGGTGGTAGCCCTGCTTTGAGACGCGCTCGAGATGTCCAAGGAAGCTGCTCCCACGCGAAGTTGTGGAGCTTAGTCTGCGCAGGGGACATCATGACATCGACACGCTCATCCACCCGATCCGGGAACTCGCCTCCCTGAAGATCCTGGTAGTCCACCCACTTCTGGAGGACCTTCTTCAGTTCCTTCTTGTTCATGAGTTTCGGGCGCTTCGTTGTCCACGGCATCGTCGCCCAAAAACCCTTGCCAGGCTCCTTGATGTACTTCTGCTTGAACTCTGCGTCTGTAGGGAGAACCTTATCACCTGCAGCGATGTTCACCAGCGCAGCAATATCCCCTGGACGGTTGTAAACGGGAGTCGCAGTCAAAAGGAGACGCTTCTCCGCAGGGTAATTACGGAGGAACTGGTTGATCTTGGTCTTCGTCTCTCGCGCCCGGTGAGCCTCATCAACGATTAGGAGTTTCACAGGATCCGCGTCACCACGCAGTACGGCTCGCTGTACGCTCCCGATATCGACTGGCGTCTTCTGATCTGTGTGTTTCTCCAGCTCCTTAGCGTAATTCGCAACAAGAGCGGCGGGAACAAGAGCCTTAGCCTCGCCTTCCGCGTCGGCCACCCCGATAGACGTAAGCGTCTTACCGGTGCCGAGACCGTGAGCGACAACAAGCCCAGAAGCGTTACGCATACGGTCAAGCACCCGCTTCTGGTGCTCCATCAACTCCGTGTTGACCTTGGCGATCTTCGACTGGAGAGTAGTATCCATCAGCCCGCTTCCGTCGAAGTGAAATAGCGGTGCGGAGAATTACGGATCGTATCCGCCAAATCTAACTGGGAATCGCTGCCGTCAAGAGCTTTCCACCCCTTGTCCCCATAGCCTTTCATTTCCCCTTCCAGGAGTTCCAAAAGTTTCTCTTTAGACAGGTAACCCTTTCCCGTAGGGGAGTCCGTAAAACCTTCGTGCTCGCTTCCCCCTACGAGCTGAGGAACACCTACATACTTATCAAACCACCCCAACTCCTGACCCTTGAACGGATCAGCGGAGAAGTCATAAGTATCTCCCGGGTAGGGGTGTTCGGCTTCGTACTTATCGTAGAACTCTCGGCGCTTCTGCCGATGAGCGTTATACGCGTCCCTCTCTCGAGGGTCTACCGACCCCTTAGCGCCACCTCCACGCGTCAACGACCCGATCTGTGCGCCACCCAGGCCCCCTGTCAACAGTCCGATAGCGCCCCCGGTAGCTGCTCGGGATAAGGGGCGCCCCTTGAGGGCAGCCAGACCGACTCCCGCACCTAACAACCCTCCTAAACCCGAGCCGATGAGCGCACCTTTACGTACTGCAGGATGCGTTACACGCAGACTCGGGACTTTCATCGTACCCACCGCCTCGTCCGCAGCAGCTTCGCGATCCTTCTCGTAGGAATACAGGGCCTTCTCGGCCTGTAGCGCCTTTTGTCGTTCCTGCTGGAAGGTGTCCAGGTCGTCGAAACCTACGATATTCTGCCAGTACCCTGCGGTCTTATCGAGGCCGAAACCCCTCAAAACGGAAGCTATACCTTGCGCGTATGGAACGTTTCTCATCCTGGTCCTCCAAGATTTACTAAGTAAATATACGACGAACTCGAAGCAAAAGAAATGCCCTCGGAGAGAAGGCATTTCCAGGAACGTCACGGCTCGAGACAAGCGTGGTAATCAGGATCGCAGTAGTAACCGTCGGGGCAGGTGGACTGGTAGTCGCAGCCGGTGGTGGCGCAAACCTGGCCGATGTAGGAGGAAACGCAAGTAGCGTCAGAAATCGTCTCTTCACAGAGGAGAGGGTTCGACTCGCAACTCGTAGTGGCGGACATGCTGAAACAGAGGCCCTCCGGAAGCACCGATGAGCACTCACCATTGTTGTACCCCTCGAACGTCTCACAGGGGACCGGCATACAGAACTCCGCGCAGTACTTGTCACCGGGGTCGGGATACCCGATCACGCACGTGTTGCCGTCGTCACAGACGTCGCCTTCGCAGCAGGGTTCGTCGGGGGAGCCGCAGTAGTCGTCTGTATCCAATCCTGAATCAGTGCCAGCATCACTTCCAGTGTCAGTATCCCCCACACTGTCAGTGCCAACATCGGTGTCGGCGTCAGTATCTGCGTCACTGTCAGCATCAGAATCAGCGTCACTGTCAGCATCAGAATCAGCGTCAGAATCAGCGTCAGCGTCAGTATCCGTGTCTGCATCTGCGTCACCCTCACCTGTGTCCTCCTCCGTACCTGTATCCGCGTCCGCATCCGTGTCGGCGTCGGCATCAGCGTCGGTGTCAGTGTCTACGTCGCTATCTCCGCCATCAGAGATAGGTTCTCCGGTGTCATCCACGTAACTCGTGTCACCTCCCCCTCCATCCGCGTCTTCGAACGTGTAGTCCCCCATCATCAGCGAACAACCGCTGACGAGGAACATGCCCAGAACCAGTACCAACGTCTTCATGGCTGTCCTCCAGTTGAAAAGTGTAGCAGACCTTTTCCGTACACACTTACTTGTACCGGGTTTGTAGAGGCGTTTCTGGAAGCCAAAAAGACGCCGGGGGAGGCGTCTAGAAGGGAGATCAGTCGTCAAACTCCTCGATGAATTCTACGTGAGTGTCGACGTCCAAGACGACGCTCTTGAGGTCTTTCACTCGGAACACAGCACCCTGAACAGAGTGGGCGTGGGAACAGGCACAATTTCCAACACCGTCAGGGAGGTCGAGAGCGTCAACGGTGTCCATGTCCTGGTTGGAAGTCAGGAACTCCGACACATCACGCATGTTGTTAAACGTATCGACACTGAGGTCCTGTCCGCATATCACCAAGAACTGCTCATTCTTCTTAACTTGTTTTTTCGCTTTAGCCATCAGTTGATCTCCACTTCTCCGTTGACCCAGCCCTCCTGTAAGTCTGCGTCACGTGCAAACTCGGCACGCACCGCAAAGGACTCGACCTCGTCCCAGTTCATGTTGTTGCGCGCCCAGTCTTTGATCTCACTCTCCGACTGGAACAGATCCAGGGTGTCTTCCATCGCCACTACGAACGACATATCATTATCGGGATCCTCCGCGTAGGACTGTGCACGGATTGCAACGATAACCCACACGGGGATCTTCCAGACACTACCGTCCGGCATCGTCACCACGTACATTCGAGAGAGTGGGGCACTCAACTGCTCTTGGGTACAACTCATGACGGCTCTTTTCCTTTCTTCCACTTCCTGGTCTTGGTGTTCCAATCCGCAGGATTCCCCCCTCCGGGATACCTGCAGTTCCAACAGACCCATCCATCCGTATGGACCTTCTCGCACGCCTCACACTCCGAGAACGTAGCTGCGGGGCAGTTCCCCATGGCCTCGTCCAGCTCATCGGCGTACGCCTTGATCTCTCGAAGGCGCTTGCTCTTGGACTTGCGCTCCTCCTTAACCCCCTCGTTGTAGCCTTGCTTGTGGGCGACGGTGATCGTATGAAGTAGCTGATCCAAGAGCCAGTCTTTGAAACTATCCGAGATGACCGCTGAACGCTCAATCTCCCTCTTGAATTTGTCCAGGACGTCTGCTGTCGTTTCCTGCGGCATGTTCTCTCCTTTCACGTATTGCTTTGAAGTCCGGAGCGTAGTCCCGTAGGTACTGCTCCAGAGTAGCTGCGTACCCGCAATTTCTACACTGCCCCGGACCTTTGACACGGAGGGCGTCTGCCAAAGGCAGCTCCGCAAAAGTGCGCATACCCTCAGAATCCCGACAACGGGGACACGTTCTATTCATGTTCGTAGCTTTCTAGAAAAGGGGGAAGTTCGTGTACGGGACCAGCAAGATCTTGGGAACGAGATACCAGACAACCGCCTCATCCGGTCGAGAAAAGTCCCCCGCCCAAACGTTGAAGTCTGCGGGTTCGTCGACGATTAAGGCATTCGCATCCTGCATACCTGCAGAGCGGTGCGCCTCTCGGATGTACGCCACGTACGTCCTCCCAGTAGGTGGAGGGAAAGGGAGCTTCAAAGCATGGTGTGACGCCATCCCGAGATACTCTCCGTGTTTCCGGAGCCAGTGTATACCCGTGGACACCGTCACTAGCTGCCCGTCGTATTCGTAAGATACAGATTCAGGAAGGAGAACACGACAATCACGACGCTCCGCTTGAGACAGGTAACGAACAACATCCGAACAGCTACTGCACAGAAACTTGTCGTTAAAGGCGACGGTGTGCGTCAAAGGGCCGTTACCACAAACCGAACAGAAAATCGGTTTAGTGGTCGTCCCCTGCGGATACGTTGTCTCTACCGTCGTCGGCAACGTCGGGTCGCTCGGAATCGTTACCAGACTGTCTCCCTCCAGAGGGATCGTCGTCTCGTGCTGATACGGCGTCGTCCTCAGTACTTCCAGATCCCCGTTCTTCATCGTCATCTCCCTTATAGCGCGACCCCTCGAGCGCAGCCGAGAAGTACTTCTGGATGTCCGGGTTATCGGGGTAGATGGTACCGCGCTTCGCAGCGGTTCTACGCACCGTGTGGTACCCCTTAACGGACATGAGGTCAGGCTTTTCACAGCAAACGGTACCCCGGTCGGAGGTGGTCCCGATGAAGAAGCAGTTCATGCAAACGTAATCAACTATCATTCCCATCAGAATTGTCTCCTAGGTCCACAATTGTGACCCTGTCAGGGGCGATGGGGATATTGACATCGAACACAATTTCCCCACCTGGTTTTACGGTAGTACTTGTTATTCCCGGGGACGGTAACGAATTGTCACTTAAGAAATGTTCTAGTTGTCTCTGTACTGCGCCCTTGACCCTCTCCTTGGTCTCATTAGCAAAAACCTCCATGAGAGAACCCTCGATAGGATAAGGGTCTTCAAGACCTAATGGAGGATCTGGGAGAGGCATCCAGTACTCCACAGGTATCGCCCCCGTATGGTACATGTGCATATCAAGCTCAAATGTGTCAGATGCACTAACATACGTCATCAGCAAATACCCAGGCCACACCAAACACCGCTGCCCGTCCTCAGGCCGCTGGTCAACGAATTTGATCCAGAGGTTATCCTGCTCTTCGTAGTCGTCAGCGCAGTCCCAGTCTACGTTCGACCCATCCTCTTGTTTCGTCATGAAGCAACATCTTTCCTTTGTGCTTCTTATACCACGCTTTAACTCCGTTAGGACCCTCTAAACCCCCGTGTCCTTGTGCCCGAGAAGCACCGAACCAGTCGGCTACCATCTCTCTACGCGCGGCATCAGACATCGGTAGTACCTTCCGCCCTCCACCGTCCGTCGGGAGTACCCACCACTGCCAATGGTGGTCGTTACGCTTCTGGTGCAACAACCACGCGAAGTCGAAAAGTGCATTCCCCGTGTCTGTTGGTTTGTAGTAACCAGTCTCGTCACGAACCTGCTTGGCCTTCTTCCCGTAAAAGAAGTCCGTATACGGGAACCATTCAGAAGGCAAAAACTTACTGGAGTCGTGTACTAGGCCTCTAAAATAGAGCCCCTCCCGGAAGCACGCCTGCGCCACGTAGAGCTTGTGACGCAGAACGTACTTCAGATAGTTAACGTGCTTACCCATGGCTAGTCATCCACCTCTTCGTCGTCCGTGTTCTCGAAAGTCCACACCGCAAGACCGATAGGCTCCATGTGCTCGAAAGCGCAGCGGTAGTACGCGATACCGCTCCCATTGATACCGTTAGACCCAGGACCGAGAACCGCCCCCTGAGCACCGAAGGACTTCGGCTCAGTAACGACCATGAAGCATCCTCCGAACATAGGGTCGTGCTCGGGATCGATCTGGACGACGTCTCCTGCTTTCAGTTCAGTCTTTTGCATGTCTGCCTCCCTTGGTCATTACTGACTGTTCTTAACCTTTATGATGTCCGCGACGACACACTCCAGGCACATACGCCGCTGCTTCTCGTACTCGCGTTTCAGTGCGGCGAGGCTGCTCTCACACTCCATGAGACCGTCGTACGTGGATTCACAGCGGCGCATCTCCTTGTCCACCTGCTCCTGCCAGTCCACAAGGATGTCCCAGCAGACGATCTCTCGGGACTCCTCGACGTAGCGGTCGATGTCCTCCATGCACTCGGCCCAGGCGTTCTTCCATTCCATGACTCGCTCAGTCTCGGGCTTGTTACCTTGGAATTCCCAACACTCCCGAGCGGAGGACTCGTAATAGGAGCATTCGGACCCCCACTGGTACCAGTTAAACGCCCAAAGACCGAGGAGGAAGATGTACCCCACTATCAAGATGTTGTACCGACGCTTGTAGTAATCGCTCATGCACCCTACCTCCTCGCAGTCGGTATCGACACCCAGAGCTCCCAACCCTGACCGAAGGCCATGCTGTACTCATCAAGCATCGCCTCCGCCACGCTCCGGTCGTCGAACTCGTCGATCTCTTCGACGTCTCCGCCGTTATACCTTCCCATGATTTTGAACATGCTCACCACTCCGTGTAGACTTCAATGTTGTCACCGTACTTCTCTTTCAGAGACTCGATGATGTAGCGCTTCAGCTCTCCGCAGCTCGGGTCACACTCCGAGATCTCGATCATGTAAGCGCCCTCTCCCTCGTTGTCGATGCAGTAACGCGTCGCAAAGCAGTGGAGGTCACCCCAGTTGATGGCGTCCTTCTTGAAACGCTCTTTGAACTCCTGGGCGTTGAGAAGCAACACCTCGACGTCGTTGCGGAGCTCGACTAGTTTTTCTTTAGAGACTTTCATTTCCAGTAGCTCACTCTCTCCCCTTCATGCTTAGGAGGATGATCAACATACGTCTTCCCATTCTCACGCATCGCCGAAACCTGGCTCTCCTTGAACTTCAACTCGTAGTCGATGAGCTGTCTGGCAAACTCCTCAGCCCAACGACGTAGCTCTTCGTCACAGTAAGTAACCTCCACGGCGTTCCCATCTCGGTCCACCAGGATGGTATTGATGAGAGCCTCGTTGAGGGTGGCAGCAGGAACCGCCTTCACCAAGTCGTAGAAGAACGAGGTGAGAGTCTTCAAGATGTGGATGTCCAGGGGCATCGTGTTTAAATCCCTTCCAGCGCCTTGATGACGCCATCTATCTGGTCCTTGGCTCGCTCAAGAGCCGTGATGATGACCACCGCCTGGTCTTCCGACGGGAGGTCCTCTTCGGTGAGCTCGCTGATCTCCTCAGCAATGAACGCTGCAAGACCGTCCCCGTGCTCTCCCAGAGGATCATCGTAGTAATCCTGAATCAGGCCGTCGTCGTAACCCGACGAGGCAATTGCTATGAGTGCTTCAGTCTTCACGTGTATCAATCCTTCCTAGCTCACCTCGAACATGAGCTTCGTGCTGCAATTTGAAGAGCCACGCAACCATGAGACTCGTCATCTCTGAAGTGTAGAACTGTCCCGACCTTATCTTTCTGGAGAGCATCCTAATCGTGTTGTACAAGTGCCGGTTAGATACGTCCTGGATAAAAACGGTGCGTCCGTCCTTCGTTATCCATTGTCCCCGCTTAAAGGCTTTCAGATGTCGAGAGTAGGATGTCTTCTCCCGCTCTTCATCGTTCATCATCCTCCTCCTCAGGTGGTCTCGGCAACCAGAACTCTAGCTCTTCCACGCGGTCCTGAAGCTCGTACACCAATAAGACAAGCTCCATGATGATCGAATCACGATGGGCGTTTTCCAAGTGCTGAAGATGCGGAGGGATGCGCAGATCGCCGTTTTTATACAAGTGCTTAGAAGGGTCGATTACCTTGTCAGACATTCCGTTCTCCAGCTTAAATGTGTTAACGGCTTTTACCAAAAAAGAGCAGATGAAGTGTCTGCTCTTTAGGGAGCATCAGTCTCGGGGATTAACCGCGTCTTCCAAGTAATCCACGGAGAGACTCTCGAGATGCAAAGCGCATCTACCTCGCTCCCACGGCAGTGAGGAATGTTGGGTACCAGTCGGGCCCGGCCTCGGCACCGACGCGCTTACGTCGTTGGGTCCGGAGCTGTGGAAGGTATTCCACCATGTCTTTCTTGGTGATACTCTCCTTCTTGTCCTTCTCCGTACGAACGAAGGAGATCCAGCCGTGGCGCTTGGCGTTGAGACGACCTTCCGCGATGAGACGTCCGCGCCTGCGGTTGAAGGAATCGAGGGGCGAAGCGAAGGCCGCGCCAACCTCGTACTCAACGATATCATCGCTGCCCTCCACTCTGCGGATTGCAAGGGTAACACCCCCGAAAACCGAGGTGGTGATGTGCATGAACTGGGTCTTCATAGCCACTCCTTTACTGCGTCACAGGGGACCTCTGTGAGGCCCATTCCCGATTGGTTGAAGTCTCCGGTCTTCCTGCTGGCCACGATGCCGAAGCACAGACCGGTGCGGGAATCCTTGACGTAGGTGATGGTATCTCCGAACTTCGAAGCTTCTTCTTTGCCGAACTCGCTCGGGTTGATGTCACAGCCCATGACGAATAGGACCAGAAGTAAGACTAGTGTGTACTTCACGGCCCTACCTCCCCAGGTCCTCATCCAGCGCGTTGATGTTCTCCTGGGCGTACTCGCGGATGGCAATCATGCGCTCGCGTGTTTCCTCCGGGGGCACGCTGGTGTCTCCGAACATGTTGTCGATTTCCTTCTTGACGATGGCCAAGCTGCCGTCGTCCATTCCGTTCTCGTAAACGCTCATTTGCCCTCCTCCATCCGGGTCTTCGAGAAGACTCCAATGCTCGACTTGCAGTACCAGGCAGGCATGCCCATCTCAGCGAGCTTCTTCACCTTGTACTGCACGGCACAGTTCTCCAGCTCCGTACGGCGCAGGGCGAGCGTGACGCCTCCGTGGGATTCGGTCATGATGTGCATGAATTGGGTCTTCATAGCCACTCCTTTACTGCTTCGCAGGGGACCTGTGTGAGGCCCATTCCTGATTGATCCCACTCTCCGGTTTTTCGACTGGCTACGATTCCGAAGCACAGACCAGTTCGCTTGTCTTTGACGTAGGTAATGGTGTCCCCGAATTTCGAGGCTTCTTCTTTGCCGAACTCGCTCGGGTTGATGTCGCAACCCAAGACGAACAAGGACAGGCACAACGTCAATGCGTACTTCATAACTCCTCCTCTAGAATTTCGTTGGGGTTTCATGAGTCCTCCAAAAGCTTCATCAGCTTCTCGGCCAGCTCCTGGTCGGACTTCTTCTCATCCTCGGAGAGGTCCTCATAAAGCGTCGCCATCTGGCGCTTCCAGCGAGTGTGGTCCTCTTCCTTGATGGTCTCGAGACGGCCCGGCATGAACATCGAACCTGCGGGAAGGATCTCGTGCGTGATGGTCTTGCTAAAGAGGTACTTCATCCAATGTGCCCACAGATCCTCGTGGATGAACTTGGCAAGCTTTTCTCTGAGCTGTTCTTTCACTGTCGAAGACTCACCAGGGTAGATGGCTTCGATCCCTTCATCGAGTTCGAACGAGAAAGAGGAGACGGTCTCAAGATCGGGAACTTCCCAGAAGCAGCCGGTCTCGTCCTCGTCGATGTCCACAGCGGTAGCGCCGGATTCCATCTCTGTGAGTTCGGGTACCACGCGGTAGTCCAGATCGCGGTCCCGGGCGTACTCGTTGTAGCTAGTGTAGGTGTATCGGACTTCGACCCCGTTTTGCGCAGCCTCGATGATCTCTTTCCCGCTGAGAGGTTTCGGGTCTTTGGGCATGCCGACTCTCCTTTCACAGAGTAACTAGAACCGTCTTTAACCTTGATGGCGTCCTCCACGCGGTAACGAAGAAGGTCATCCGCACACTTGGTGCGCTCCGTGCGGCACTCCTCATAGAGACCTCGGAGCTCTTCCCAGAGCGTTGTACATCGCTCGAACTGTTGGTCTGAAGTGTGCAGAGACGCGTTACACTCCTCGAGGGAAGCGTCGCACTTATCGATGACCTTTTCCGCTGTGTGTACTGAAGAACGTACGTTCAATGTAAAGGTGAACACAGCGAGAGCTGAGCCTGTGACGGCCCCCAACCCGAAAAGCAGGAAGTTCTTCCACAGCTCACGAGTGAGCACCTGGGGGTCGATCATGACTTCTCCTTGGAGACCCACACCCATGCCTGGACATACGCACCATCAGCGTCCTCTCCGTCACCCCGAGACACCGCGGCGTCGTCGTCGACCTCGAGTTCCCCTTCGAGGCTGAAGCGCTCCTTCGCCTCTTTTACGAAGTAAAGCTCTTCCTTGTTTCGCTGCGTAGCGAAGAACGACACACACTCTGCCAACGTCAAATCGCCGACATCCACCAGTGCCTTCAACAACGTATTCTTGTCTTCTTTCGACAACATCTCACGGCCTCCTTAGTTGAAAGGTAGAGTTACCTCCTTCTACCAAAAAAAGAACCATTACCGCACTATTGCGATATCTGGTTCTTCTCGCGGAGCTCACTCTCTCCACTTCCTCCTACGCCCACCAGAGGCGGTACCGACCTAGAGGCTGTCAGTACTAGCGTTGACCACCACGCTGAGGACGGAGCATTGGCTTACGCCGTGAGGTTGCCCGTGGACCCTGTGAGGAAGCGCCTGGGGGTCGCTAGCCGTTGTACGCCCTCTCCACCGGCCAGTGGAGGGGAGCGCCAACGACTGCGCCCGGGAGGGGACGAACCACGAGGGACTCGTGATCCCGCACCTCGAGACCGTGCTTCTCCATGAAGAAGCCCGCGATATCGAGGGCGTCGTCCCGACTGGCCGCCGCAACGCACAGCGCTATACCGTCCAGCTCCACGGGAGTGGTACGGAAGCGACGCTCGTCGCGGAGAGCCAGCGCCCAACCTTGACGGTCGTACGTACCGCCATGTCGGGCCGGAGAGTTGATGAAACGCTCCATCCGGGCACCTCCTTATGAGTGAGTGTTCAGGATCCGTTCTCAACGCTATTTACTTGTACCGAGTTTTAGGGGCTGTTTTATGAAACCAAAAAAGAGGCGAAAGCCTCTTTGGGGGGTTAGGACTGAGTCCATTGGACGATGTCGTCCGAGGTGGGACCGTAGCTGACGTAGGCTTCCGAGGCGTCAACGGTATCAATGATTCTACGCATGAACTGTTCCACGTTTGGAAAAGCGTGAATACGCCCCCCGATAACCGCTCGGAACTTCCCAGCCTCGAGGAGCAAGTCCATACAATTCACAACGAGGTTGACCCGGCGAGTCCCCACAGCTTTAGACGTGGCATACTCCAAGAGGTCAAGGTCGAGATACCCTCTACGGAACCTACCCTGCGGCCCGTCGTCGTAGCTGCGCTCGTAAGGATTTACGAAAGTAGTCGAGTCAGAAAACTCATGGGTCATCGGACCCGCTCCGTGGCGTGTCTGATACGCCCGGGTGACGAGCCAGATCTCGCTGGGAGCGCTGCCATTGCGGAGCTCGAGAATATTTTTGAGCCCTGTAGAAGACGGCGTAACATGGGGAAAGAATCCAATCTCTTCGTCAAGGAGCAGCCCCTGGGAACCTTCGTAGATAGTGACGCTGGGAGGGTCGGGATGAAAAAGCCCAATATCCACAGACTCTACACGCTCCTCCACCACGTACTGACACGACGTCAAGAACGCGTCAGTGTCCACTCTTCCAATGGGGTCATCGTCGTAGAACTGTCGAATAAGATCGAGCTTCATACGAAGGGCAGTAGGGTGGTAGATATCCTCGAAATGCAGGAGGTAACCAAGACCCTCTCTTCGAAGAGTGGCGAAGATACCTGCCCCGCAGGTTCCGTGCTTCGACACGTCTTCCCAGTGCGCATTCCACGCCAAGTCGTAAGGCGTGATGACCGGGCAACGCGGGTCAATACGGAGACGTGGGGGCTTCGGACACTTGAGCTTGAGGTCGTCGAGCTCATTGATGAGCGACACAGGATTCACGGGACAATAGTGCGTCCAATTGGTTAACGCACCACGCAGTGACCCGCTACCGAAATGGGAAAATACGTGTTCCACCTCTTCGGTCTTTGGGAGCACTACGTGATGCGCTGCTTGCGGTCCTCCGGAAAACCGGAACACCACGGGATAATCGGTCGCGTTGTCGCAGAGCCAGTCCACGACGTGACCTTTGCCCTCGTCCCCGAAACCTGCGCCGATAACGGCGTGGCTGCCGGTGATAGCTCTCATCACATCATCTCGATATTGCCCGTGCCGGTCTTCTTCTCGGACTTGGGCTTCTTGACCGTCTCATCGTTCTCGGGCAGTGGGCGCACCCCCTGGACCTCCAGGATCTTGTTGGCGATGGTGGCAGCCACGTCGTCGTGATGCTGCGAGGTGAGCAACGCATCGGGCCCGATGAGGGACGACCACTTCTGGCGGCTATCCGGCTGCCGTCCTCGCGGGGTCTCCTGGATGTGGATGTGGAAGACCTCGTAGGTCTCGCGAGCTCGCTTGAGCAGCTCCTTGGAGACCTCGTCCCCGGTCTGCGCGCCTTCGCCCATGATCTGCTTCAGCGCCTCCTTGGGAAAGTCCATCAGCGGGGGCTCGTCCCCAATGGTGAAGAGGATACCCTTCTTCTGCCGCTTCTCGAAGCAGTCGATGGAGGTGTGGTTGGCGGCGAAGTACCAAGCGAGCGGGTAGCTCTCCCCGGCGTTGCCACCCCCGCCACCCTCGAGAAAGATGGACGTGAGCCACTTGTCGAGGAGCTCGTCGCTGGACTCGAACTGGCCGACCTGCAGCGGGGCCGTGTCGTAATTGTGGTCCCCGATGGCCAAGAACATGACCTGAGGGTCCTCGACACCCGCTTGGATGATCTTGTCCATGAGCTTGGGGAAGCCCTCAGAGACGAGCTGGTGCGGCACCTGCCCCATCGAACCGGTAACGTCGAGGGCGATGATGATGGCGAAGGAGTTGGGATGCTCCTCGCTGTCTCTGGACTCGCGGATGTCGACGCCCACCGACCGCATCTCGTGGTGGACCTGACGCTGCGTGAAGACGTCGTGAATCGCCTTTCGCTTGTAGGTCGACATGTCGGTACCCGTGCTCGAGGCCACGCTGTGGGTGGCGATACCTCGGTCGACGCTGCGAGAAACGGCGCTGTTGTAGCTGTAGCTTCCTCCTCCCATCACACACCTCCCCCGAACAGGTGCTCGTAGCGCTTACGCGCGATGTCGAGCTTGACCTGCAGGTTGTGCATCTCGACGCCGAGCTTGATGTCCTGCTCCACGAACCCGACCGAGTCGAAGTCCTTTCCCAGGATCAGGCTGTGGGTGTTGTCGGGGGACATGTCCAGCATGTTCTCCCGCTGACGACGGAGCTTCTTCAAGTCGAGCTCCATGTCCTCGATGGTGCGCTTGAAGCGGATCTCGGCGTCTTCGGCGATGGACTCCGCCCGATCACGCTTGATCTGCTTGGCGTTGCGGGCCAGGCTCTCGAAGAACGCGCCCTTCCTCTCGGAGAGAGGCGTGTCCATTTGGTTCTTGGTCTCTTCTGTCATGGTGTGCACTCCTTTCGTTGAAGCAACGGTTTGGCCAAACGAAAGCTTGTACCCAAAAAGAAGGGGTTTTAGCCCTTCTTGAAGTCAGCGTCCTATGGAAGACGCCACTCCCACGAGCCACGCGAGGTTGTAGCCCTTGTCGTCACCGTCGACAACCGAGAGATAGCCGCACGCCGCGGACGCCGCAAAAACGAAAGTGATGAAGACAACTACAGCGTAAAGAGCGTGACGTTTGGGATCATAGATTGGGGTCATTCACTGTCTCCTCTCTTGTCGGACCATACCTCTTCCGCAATGACCCCAGTAGTTTCGATAACAACCTTACGGAGGCGCTCCACCTCAGCAGCGAGGCGTGCCGTAACGCTGTTGGGACGATACTTACGGACATGCTTTACGTACTCACTGTTGAGAGGATCGTCGTTAGGCATTTACCTTCTCCTCTTCACTGTTTCAGCGGCCATACACTGCTTGTGTCGATAGCTGAGTTCAGAGTCCATCCAGCGCAGCCTGCCAAACACCCGACACACGGCCTTCATCTCGTTCTTACCCTTCTGCGTCTCCTCTTCCCACTGTGGGCAGTCGTAGCCGCAGAGATTGTCAGCCTCGTCATCCACTTCAATATCGAAGAAGAGGGGCGTGGTTACTTTGATGCGTTGTTTGGGCATTTAGCCCTCCTCCAAATCTTCGCCGTTTTCTGTAAGCCTGAAGAACTCGGGGTCGCTACCCTGTACCTGCAGCGCTTTCGCCGCTTGCTTCCCGTTCAACACCTTTTGTTTGGTTTCCAGGAAGCGGCCCGACCAACTCCCCGCTGAGGTCTCGTAATCAAGAGTTTCGAGGTCTACATTATCCGGTAGAGGCTCCTCGGATAGCACCTCGAACTCGACTACGGTCTTGTAGAACTTTCTTTTGCTGAGCATCAAGCCCCCTCTCCCTTGAGATCTCTCAGAACGTCCGCATACTCCGGGTTTTTTGAGTAGTCTATTGGCGGCAATTGCGAAGCTGCGTTTTGCCCCAGCTTATCGAGCAGAATACGCAAAGCATCCTCTACATCGCCTCGCATACGATAAGTGGGCCTAGCCTCCGTCCGACTAAACATGATGATGTAGCTTGCTAGGAGGTGCAACAAAGTACGAATAACCAACTCTGCGTTAATCTTGTTTGAGTTGGGTACCATACACACGACGTTGATTTGGTCCATTAGAGAGACGGCCAACTCTCCACAGGCTACCTGCTCTTCCTCTGCCAGATGTACGTATTTTTTCTTTTTGGACATCGGTTTCTCCTTATTAGTCGAGTAGAAGACTTCTACCTTCTCCAAACATAAACCTCATTCCCTCGCTTCTCCTGAACGAAGACTTGAGTCTTGAGTTTGTTCTTCATGATCTCATCGAACCGCGCACCCAATGTGTTATGCGGCTCACCCCACTCAGGATGGTCATTCCGAATAGCCTGATAGATCTCCGAACGCGGAACTGCCCGAGACGAGTCGACAGCGCCGACTTTACCCAGGTACTTCCGAGCTGCATTAAGAAACTTGTTGCGGCGCGAAGGCTGCTTGTAGGGGTCCTTCGTCAACTTAACGCGCACATCCCCAGGGAGATTAGAGTCCTGCATCTTTACGCCTTCTACACCGCCTGAACGCATGGCAATAAGGAATTCCTCGATCCGGGCCGCCGGAAGGACTTGCTGTAACTCCGAGCATGCGGTGTACGTTCTCTTGTTCAGAACCTTTTTGACGTCTCTGAATCCAGGAGACGCATCAGGGACTAACTGCAGCGGAGCTGTCGACGTCGCCTGCTCCTTTAGGGCGTCTAGTTCTTGTAACTGCTTCCGTGCAGCGGCGAGCGCTGTTTCGAGCCGCGAGATCTCCTCTTCGACGGAATCGCGGTCCTTCTGCCATCGAGCGTTATCGAACGCAACATAGTCTTTCAATGTAACCATCACATCGTCCCTTCTTTGCTAGGCCAAACGTACGGAAGGTCATCCGGCACATTCCAGCCGAACTGCTCATAGTGCTCCGGATACTTACGGAGTAAATTCGATTGGTGAGACTCGTGGAACTTCTCGTTGCCGAACCACGGCGGCATCTCGATGCGCCAGATGGTGTACGTGGCGTCTATCGGCATCGTGTTGTTAAAGCCCCGACTTATCCACTCTCGTATCATGGCGTTAGCGTAAGCAGACAACGCCTCCTCGTAGCCTGCCCACATCTTCACTGCGGGGTGATTACGCCAGCGCTCACTACCGTGGCCTCGTAGAGCGTCGAGTATCTGACGAGCTTCTACTCTCTGCTTTCCTAGGCGTTTATTGTCTAGACAACGCGCGGACTCGTAGAAGTCAGGCAACGGAAGGAATGTTTGCATGGGCTACTCCTCGTACTCCTCCCACTTCGCAACCAACGGCTGCACCATCAACTTCTCTCGTTCGTCCTTGTCAGTAACTCCACCGCCCCAGAAGTGCTCGCCCGCTTCGTTGTAAGGGTCGGAGTGGTTTCCGACAGTCCATTTCACTTCAGGTCCGGGCACTCCAGGATTAGAGCATTCCATCCCACCGTACTCGGTCTTGAAGCAGACACTGTCTTCCCACAGGAAGTGTCCAGGAGGACACTCTCCAAGAGTGCAGGGCCAGCCGAAAGGCTCCAACACTAACCGTTTCATCGTCTCACCTCCCAGGATGTGGGTTCCACACCTGTACGGGACCTCCGACCTTCGCAGAACCTTTACGAACTGACCGCCGAAACCCGCTCGAAGTGACTCCCACAGCATCTCCAGTAGCCTCGTCCATGTTGCCGTTGGAGTGCCAAATGACCTCCAGCTCAAGAGGGTACTGGTCATAGTTCAGACAGTCAGGACAGAGCCACTCCTTCCGAAAACGGTTACACATTGTGAACTGGTGGCAGCGATTACAGAGGTGCTCTTCTCTAGTGGTACTGCGAACAGTGTCAGCCATGAACAGACTCCTCAAACTTAGGTGTTGGCCAGTAGTAAGGCAGATCATCCGGTTCTTCCCAACCAAAGATCATGTAGTGGATCGGATCTTTACGCAGTAAATTCGAACGATGAGAGGCGTGGAGCGGTCCGTAACCGAGCCAGTGGGGAGGGGCGTAAGTTGACGCGTACGTGAACGCCATATTGTTGTTGAACCCCCTGACCATCCACTCTGTGAGTACACAGTCATAATACACGCCGAGAGCGTCTTCGAACCCCTCCCACATACGGACTGCCGGGTGGTTTTTCCACCCCAAGTTACCTTCCCCCTTAAGAGTTCGAAGAATCTGTGCAGCCTCGACACGCTGCTTGCCCAGGCGTTTGTTGTCCAAACACGAAGCGCTCTTAGCGAAGTTGGGATACGGCAAGAATGTCTGCATGGCGGTCACCCCTAGAGGTTAAAGGACAGTTTAACCTCTCATACCGCCTAAGGGAAGAAACTTACTTACCGTACTGGTCAGTGTGCTTGGTCGTGGCGAGACCGAGACCTGTCCCAGCAAGAAGGCCGAGACCTGCTCCAAGAAGACCTGCGCGCCCAACACGACGACCGGTCATCTTGCCCGCAGCACGAATCCAACGCTTGGGCATCTTAGAAGTATCGAAACCCTTCCTCGCAGCCAAAGGAGAGCGCAGCATACGCTTGCCTGCGGAGCGCAAGCCCAAACCCGCGCCCACAGCACCGCCAGCGATGGCGCCCCCCGCCCCGAGCCCAGCCGTAGCTTGGGCGTCGGGTCCTGGATTGTACTGCTGTAACTTGGAAGGGTCGTAACCCAGCTTCACAAAGACGTCGTTGTATCCTCTTGAGTACCACATGTTGGAAGTATACTACTTCTCATCCTCTTTTTCATCAGGAGGCATCCACGTCCACGTCGTGCTCTCTCCCTCTTGGCAGCGCTCCCTCGCCTCATCAATGTATCGCCGTAGATTGGTGATCGTAGCGTCTAGAGTGTCCCGCTGAATGCGGCAAGGATCGTCCTGGGAAACGGGGCCCAAGCGCTTCAGCATCTCAATGACCACTTCCACATCGGGGACGGGGATGTACGTCAGCGGAATCGTAGGACCCCCGACCTGCATGAACATGTTCATCGTGAAGGCCCGAGCGTCTTCGGGAATCTTGGGCGTCTCCGTCGCAGCCTTAGCCGCGGACTCCCCAGCAGCAAGCGCAGCGTCGCCCTCCTTGAAAGCCTCCTCACGCTCCTGCGCCTTCATGAGGAGCGCCTCACAACGTTTGCAGCGCTGCATAGGGATAGCACTCGTCTGCGCCAGCCATGTCACCCTACGCCCTGTTTTCGAAGTCAGGGGAGCGAGCTTGGCGCTGCCACACAGAGACATGCTGCAGAGCTCCCCGCAATGAGGAGAACCATCGTTAAAATACTCCACAAAGTGCATGGTGCTCAAACCGTCCAAAGTTCGCCACTCACCTCTAATCATTCTTCTTCCTCTCTTCCTCTAGCTCAGCCTGGAGCTCCTGGATACACTGGTCTCGGTAATCGATATCGAGCTGCATCGCCGCACGCTCATCGAGCGTCATCCACGTAATCATCGATTCTTCACGCAGGATCATGTCGGCCACGCGCCGAACATGCTCCTCTGTCAGTTCCTTCCCGGTGAGCTTCTCACCCGCTAGTTTAGTCGCTGTCTCTAAGATGTTGCGGAGCTTCACAAGCTGCTCCACGTGCTCATCGACCATGGCAGCGATGTGCTCACACGCCTTATGGCCGCAAATTTGACACTCCAGCATGTCTAACCCTCCTTTTCCTCGAGCCGTTCACACCGCTGCTCGAGCTCCCGCACCGCTGTCTTGAGCAACTCCAGCTCTGTGTCCTGCCCCCAAGAGTTCTGGTAGCGGCAGCCTCGAAACTGCGAGTGGAAGTGTCCTGGTTTGTCCCGAAAAAGGTGGAAGTCCCCACTGTAGGTGCGGATAATCGTACCTCGTTCGTGGGCGCAGATCGACTCCACAAACGCCTTACGGATGAAACGGGGTTCATTATCAATCGCCGATTCCCCTCCTAAGAAGTCATCGAAGTTGATATCCGCCTTACGTCTTAGCTCCTCCTCTCGGAAGATCCGAGCCTCAGCGTTAAAAGGGTGAATTGCTGAGTGCTCGGTCTTCTCGTAAAGAGTTGCGGCGGTGGTGCCGTCGACAACGACACCTTGCTTGGGACGGGGAAATCCGTCACTCGACACGACTCACCTCCTAACCTTCGCCGCGTCCCCCAACGCACGTACGACAGCTTCAGGTAACGCGTCTACCTTGTGGAAATCCCCAGACTGAGTCTTGATGATCGAACCTTCTTGGTGCGGACTAACAGACTCCACCAAAGACGCACGAAGAAACCGCGTACCGCCTTCCGCGTCTACGCCTATCAAGTCCGGTAACACCCCCCAGGCGTGTGTGGGCTCCCTAACCTCTGCGGAATGAGGGTCGTGTTGCTCGTCCCTCAGCTTCTGCATAAGGGAGGCGTATACCGGATCATTAGAATCTATTCCACTAGGCATTATTGATCGACCTCCTCCCCTTCAACAACAGCAGAGCTCACGACATCCTCCAATGCAGCCAGGACAGCCACCCGCACCTTGTCCGCAACCATCATCGAATAGTTAGCGATATCCGCGGCAGTGTCCAACACTTCCATGGCGTACAGTGTGACGTCCCCCTCATCGATCTCATCATCAGTATCGTAGAGACCGTCGTGAACACGAATGAGGTCGTCGTGTTGGGAACACAACTTCTGAAACTTCTTGCCGAGCTCGTTGAGGAGGTAGCGGTTGTCGACTCTAATCCAATGTATCTTCTTACCGTCGTGCTCAGTCAACCGCCGCTCCATGTGCTCCTCAGCGAACCACGAAACTTCTTTACGGACCTTCACAGCTTCACCGTCCTCTCTTTAATCCGCTTCTCCGCTTTGGTCTTAGCGTCTTTTACCAACTTTAAGAGCGAAGCATTGAAGTTGCGGTGAGGCAGCGAGTCAAGGTCGTAGATGCCATCAGCGACCATCTCTTTACGTAACTGCGTAGCTCTACGCATCACAGCGCGCATCTTCCGACCTCTACAGATCGACAGCAGCCTCGCTTCATCCCGCTCAGACATGTTCGGACGGTAGAGCTCCTTGATAGCGTCATCCTCCTCCTTCGTCCACGACACTCCACGGAGTGTGCTCCCGGGCTTGCGGCGCTGCTGGACCACTAAATCCTTACGTACACCAGCCTGCAACAGGTTGAACTGCCGCGCAGGCATATCCGACAGCGTCTTCATCCAGTCTCGAAGCTCTCCGCAGTGGATCACAGGGTTATCCGGAAGCTCCCGACACTCCACCAAGAAATCAAAGGAGTAGAAGTAACGGTCGTACGCCTCTACGTACGTCACGCCCTTCTTCATTGTGGTTTTACGCGGTAAAGGCGCTGATTTTGCGTACAAAGAGATGTCTCCGACGTTCGGGAGGTCGTAATGCAGCGTCGAAGAGATGTCCCACGGCACTCCCCAGAACAGGCCAGAGGGTCTACGGATGACTTCGAACCTCATCGTCTCACTGCCACGCTCGAGTAGCGCCGGTGTTTCGAGAACATGGATGCGGGGAGTCTTCGGACCAGTCGGCAAAGAGCCACCAGACCTCTTCTTGTATTTCCTGACCGCTTCCATACGGTTGGCCTGCGCCATCCGGCGTGACAACCCCTCCACAGAGAGGAAGAGAACGAATTCTATCGAGTCATCACCCCAGAGCTTCTCGATTCGACGCCGGTAAACCGACGCCGCACCATGAACGATGATTGGTTCGAAGATGGACTCGAAGTACGACAGCATCCGAGAAGCGGTGAGAGCCTTGCTGCGACGCTCCTCAGCGTTGACACGGGTGCGGTAGTAGTTGGTGAGCTGTGTCCGGTACGGAATGTACTTGAGGAGATCAATAGCGATGACATGCTCACTGAGTCGAGCCACGCCGAAGTCCGTGCGACGGAAATGGAAAGCGTAAAAGAGCTCGTTGAAGTCGTCGTTGAGCTTCGCTGGCCCAAAACCCTCCCCTGAGACTGCGCTGATGTTGCGGTGAGCTTTCAAACGGTACTGATTCTTCTTCAGCTCTACCGCTGAAAAGATGGTGCAGTCAGCAGGACGGTACGGGCCAACGCTCTTGAAGATGTCCTCACGAACTGGCTGCGGTGCGAAGATGTTGTAGCGGAGCTTCGGGTCGCTGCCACGAGGAACCAGCGTGTTCTTGAACGACTCCGACAGCGCGTCGATGGTGCGGTCCTTCTTCATCACGCCCATCGCCAATCCGTTGAAGACTTCCTCTTCGATAGGGGACAGGTCCTGGTAGCCACGGCGACGCTTGTCATCCTCCTTCATCGGGAAGTACCGGTAGGTGAGCTGCTGGGCGATCTTGCGTCTCAGCAGGTCGTGGTAGACGACGGAGCGCCGACGAAGAACCTCCCTGAAGTGCCAGAGCACCGCCACCATGCCGTACTGCTGCCGCTCGAACATCTCGTCGATGCAGCGAAACACCGTCGGCCAATGAATCAGGAACCAATCCTTCCGCTTGAAAGGGGACTCGGGGTGACGGTTCGACGCTGCGACCCCGAGAGGGTCCAATCCTCGCGCGTAGGATTCAAGCTCAGGTAGTGATTTCGTACGCCTCAACATGTTGGCGTCCGAGATCACCCAAGACAGCAGGTCGAGCAGATTAGAGTCTGCTAGCTCATAGAAATCGGCGGGGTCGACGCACTCCACTGACATTATCTTCTTCATGGCGGTCCTCCTCGAATGAAACTACCAAACTACACAGAGCACAAAACTCCGGTACCACACATCAGATTTCTGATATAAATTTCTAGCACGTAAACACGAACACAGCAACACTTTAAGGCAAAAGTAGCGTGGCTATTGTGTTAGTAGGAAGAACAGATTATCCAACGTGTTTCGGAATAACGAGGGTCTGCAACCCTACGATCTATCCCAACACCCCCGCAACCCAACCGCAACACCGGCGCAACCCAAACGTACCAATCAAAATCTAGACACCACGGCATACGATTTCATGTACCTAGAGTTCGGCACTTTCCCCCCTCCCCCGGTAGGCTAGTCCACTATCTTATATCGTTCAACAGCATACATTTCCCCAAACGTCACTTTCCAACGGGGTACTATATGTATATTAATCTGTTAACTAGCTGATTTCACTGTAACAAAACAACTCGTGTAGTTTCTCATAACCCACTTCGTCAGAATTATGAATACACTAGAGAAAGTAAAAAAACGACTCCTACTCTTACCTACATATATCCTATCTACCTACAGATATAATATAGCTAGTATAATCGGTAACTTAACTGACGCAACAATGTACGATATGCTAACAACAATCTCTCATATATTCAGATATAATCCCCTTATATTATTATAAACTAGAGTACCTCTTTTATTATTATTATATATAACGGCAACTTAGCACTTCTACCCTGTTATACATTTAACGATGTAACTCACCCCTATCATCCATTTTTGTTTTAAATTGGGGGGTCCAGGGGGGGCGGGCCAACCGCCCGCAACCGCTCAGCTTTTTCCACGCACTACCATGATTTGTACGGTATATCCAACATATCGCGATAATATCGAAGATATCGGCATACTGTACTACATGTCAGTGTAGCAATGGCGCGGGTTTCCGCGTATCCTACATACCAAACTGGAGGATCTTAATTTACAGTGTCAGCAGCCAAAAACAGTGTTTTAGGGCTATTATCGCTTCCCTATCTTATTCTTTGCTTTTTCACTAACAAAGAAACCACGACACTTATCCCTCTCGCCTTACTCCCCCAACACTTTCCCGTGTTCTCTTCCTGTGCCTATGGTACCCCACATCTCCTTACAGCTCCACACCGTTGAGACTTTGGTACTTTACGCTCTCGCCCACTATCCTCGGGGGTGCGTACCTCTCCCTACATACCAAGCGTTCCTACGTATGAACATTCGTCGGTTTCGCTCGGACTTTGGTACCGCACTCCCCGTACGTTCTCCGGTCTTCCAGGGTATTCCCCCGAAGGGTCTCCAGACCCCATACTACACTGCCTCACAGGTACTCCGCAGACCTACAGCCCGAATTGCGACGGGCCTTTACGTGGTAAATACGTCCAAGACAATAGACCGGGTCTCGATACGCCTACCCTTCGAGGTATGTCCTCCTGAGCAGCGCTTGGTACTCCGAAGCAGGCCGCGAGATGTCGAAGCCCGTGTTTTTTCGGTGTAGGGTGTCGACGAGAGTTACGAGGGTATCCCCTAGGGTGAACGCCAGTTCCAGATACGCGTCGCACCCACTTACCGTAACCGCGTACAAGTCGAAGTAGTGCGTTTGGTACATTGTTGCGCTGGCGTGGAGGTACCTACAAAGATAGTGCGGAGTAGCTGGTCCAGGCGTACGAAGTACATACCGGATATGCCAGTCCATCTGGGTGTGGGAGGACGGGCTAACGGCTATCTCGGGAAACGTATCCAGCAACCTCTCGAAGAAGTCCCAGAATACGTGAAAACCGGTGGTGAGCATGTCCATCCTCCGCGTTTGTGTGGCCTTCACCATTTACTGACTCTTTCTTTCAGGGCGTCGAGATACTTATGTGCCATCTGTTTCCGGTCGCGGGTGTCCAACGAATAGATCACGTGGGAGAACCACGACACCACGAACGGTTGAGGAGAGTAATCGAGTTCCACGCGTACGGGGTTGTGTACGTTCATTGTAGGCGGAGCAAACCGCGTACCCGAAGAGAGGAGGACGTCCTGGTGCGTAATGTGTTGCCGCGTAAGTAGCCGCACGAATTTCACCGAGTGATCGTAGGTGGGAAGGCGGTAGACGTGCCGCACAATGTTGTGCGGGGCATTGTAAGTCGCGCAATCTTCGAAACAGCCTGGAAACGCGGTTTCCAACATGAGAAACGAGCGTATTATGCTCAACGCCTCGGAGTGGGAGTAGTGTTCAAATGTCATGGCGTGTAACCCAGTCTCGCAGCTCTCCGTAGTTACGGTAGCCGTACTCTGTTAGTTTTTCGCGCAGCTCTTCTTCGTATGCTCGCGCGAAGTTCTCCACGCGTTGCCAGCGATTTTCGCCTCTCCGAAATGCTGCCGTTTTGGTTCGGATGCGCGCGTAGATCTCAGAGAAGAAGGCGGTGGCGGGGACGTCTTCAGCGTTGCAACGGACTACCAATCCTTCGAAGGTATCGAGCTCGGGCGTTCCCAAGAGGGTGTACTCGGGTCCGCGTGTCTGTTGCCGCAAATACCTCCACATTCTTCGGAGTACAGCTCCTGTAGGGGGGAGCCACCCTACCAAGAAGCAGTCGCAGCATGAATCAGTGTTATGACTACTGGTCGGGTTGATGTACGACAAGGTGCCGGGGAAGGTTTCGGACGCTCTCAGGATGTAGTCAGAGTAAAGGTAGATACTCCGAACGCTGCGCGTGTAAAGCTTGGTCAAGGTACCCTCCCTTCCAGTCGGAGCTTTTTGATGGCGTTGAGAAACGGAGCGGCAGGAGCGTGAGTGTTGTAGATATCCCATGCGTAGGGTGCGGCTTCTCTCAAAACCTCCGCAAACCAATTGACTGCACGCCCGACCACTGCGTACTTCAGCTCTAGAGTGTAGTAAGGATACGTCACCTGTTCCTTCAGGGTGAACTGCTCATTGCACACGTGTACGCGCCCACTCTTAACGTAGCGTATGAACCGTTTAGCTCTGTTATCGAGCGTGTCGAAGGTGTACGCGTTGATAAGTACGGGAGTGAGGTTAAGAATGATCGTGGTGGTTGTGTGGGTCTGCGGGTAGACCTCATCGAGGCGCAGTATTCGGTCGGTAATTAGGTAAACGAAGTCACGGACCGCGCTACTCCTTTCAGTCTCCATGTGCACATCCTTTAAATCTTTTTCTTCTTCAGAGCGCGTTTGTAGAGGTTGATCCAAGACTGTGCTCGCAATTTCTTGGTACTCATGGTCATGTCTATGACAGTTCTGTGCAGGTCGGTGAACCATCTCTTTGCGCGCTGAGACATGCAGTACTCGACGGAGATGGTATGGTGGCGCTGGTACTTCCACGTACACCACGGGATCGTATACGCCGTCCGTTTTAGGTAGCGAACGAAAGCATCAAGAGACCTTCCTCTCGAGAAGACGTACACGTGTTCGACGACGTCACTCTTTGTGAGGAATATCTGATCAAGATGGTCTGGGAAGATATCATCGAGTCGGAGCATATGGTCGATTGTCCCACTGACGTGGTCAGAGGATACGCGCAACTCCGTCAAGAGAGGGCGTCTCACGTTTTCTTGGAGTTTCATCACCATCGCAACCTCCATGTTCTCACTGCTTTCGCCGCTGCAGCGCATCCCGTACCGCGTCACAGTACGCCTGTCCTAGTACCCCCTCCCAGACATGCTCTTCTCGGGTCACCCGTTCGATGATGTTGACAAACCAGTGCATCGTTGAGTTATCGCGGATACTGTAACGGACACGTACACGATGATACGGACGATTATAGTGCTGGGTGCGGTGCCAGCTCTCATCTGGGGAGTGCGTCTGGGTGATGTAGTGAACGAAGCGCCGAGCGGCTTGCGCGGTATGAAAGGCGTATTCGTGTTGAACAACCCAGCTGCCCTTCCTTACTGATGGAACTCGTAAGCTCCCAGGAAACACTTCATCTAGTACCAACAGGCGTAATCCGGGGCTCATCTTAACTCTCCAACTGCCCGCGAAAAACGAGTCGCGCGAGACTCTCAGGGAAGGTCAGGACGATGCTTTCGTATAGGGACGTCAGACCTCCGAGACGCAGATACGTGTAGGCCATGTGTCACCTCCCGTACCCCTGCACCCGGTTGAGGACGTCAGGATGCGGACCGTGTTGGGGACCTTGAAGTTGTTCCTCCCAGCGCTTACGAAGAACGACCCCTCTATCTGAAGGAGGACGGTCACTCCAGCTGAGCTGGTACTCCAATTTTTTGCGATGCTCTGCGCCGAGATGATCGAGTACTATGTGAACAATGTCCGCAGTGTCCCGGATGGAACGATTGCACATCTCTCGCGCTTTGCGCATGGTGTCACTGTTAGCTTCAACGAGCCACGCCGGAGCTACAACCGCGGAGGACTGGTAGGCCACCATGTACCAGCTCTTGAAGCGGTAGCGTTCAGCGTAGCGCTCGATGAGGAGGCGGTGGGTCTCCAGGTCGCACTCGATGTGAAAGCGGGGCCCTTCGTTATCCCAACGGTTCAGGGTCACTCCCGTATAGAACACCTCGAAGAGGTCCTCCAAGAAGTTGTAGAGGTGTTGAGGGCCGGGGCTCAACATCATCTTGAGCGGGTATTCACGGATCCGAGACCGATGACCCATCGAACTGCCCCCTTTCTAGCTGGTGTGTGAGTTCGGCCAGCAGGCTCTCTAGCAGTGTCTCTTCGTCGCCGTACGGGTTCTCCAAGCGCCTGCGAAGCTCCTCCCACGCCGGTTGTGTGTCGAAGCGCGGCCAGGTCGCAGTGAATACTGCGTGAAACCCGGAATCGAAAGACACGAGAATCTGTGGCGCATTTACCGAGTCGGGACTGTCGTCGAGGGACACCATGCGTTCCAGAATTTTTCTAGCGCGGAAGTATGGTCTCCGAGGAAGCGTGTTTAGGGCTAAAAGGATGGTTGCGTCTGCGGGGCGCACAGTCACACTCTGTACTACTTCGGGGTACCCGAGCCGGATGAGCTCGAGCCCTCCGATGAGTTCCCTAGGACCCATAGTCAGACTTCCCACCAGGACAACCGAGATGTTTTAGGTGCGTCATGTGTGTCCTCCAGGTAGTAGCGCAGTTCTTCGATCCAGTGCTCGAGGCGTGTCATGCCCCAACACTTACGAGTCTCGAGGTGCCCGCAGAGGTGATCGCTGATCTCCATCAGATTGAAGTGGAATGTGACTTCGAAATACTCGTCCAAGAACTTCCGAGTTTGGATATACATCCCTGAGAACAATTTCTCGTCCGTCAGGTAGTCGACACCTTGCTCGTGGACGTTATCGACAAAGATTTGCATCGCGTAGTCTCTTACACGAACCCGGCGCAGGGATCCCGGAAACATGAAGTCAAGACGCTTCATAATGTCGAGGATTCGTCGGACCTCTTCTTTACCTCTGTTAGCCATGTGTCAAAACCCTCCGCCGAGATGTCTCGACCCTTATGGGAATCGTAGCTTACGGGAAATCTCGGACGCGTGGTAACTGTCAAACCCGGGAACCTCACCGTGATGTAGACGGTGTAGTACTTCTCACGGGGTTTGGGTGTGAAGCTAGCCCCTTTGAGACGCCGCGGTTTGTAGAACCCCACCCACACGCCCGGCATCGAGCTGTAGCGGCGCAGAATCATGCTGTCCCGGATCTCTTTGGGTACCTTGTGCAGTTTAAAGATGAGTTCATCGGAGTCAGCGCGGTAGGTCACACAGTGTAGCATGTGTATGAACTTCATCTGGATCTCCGCCCACAGAGCGAAGAGCTCTTCCAGTGACATGTACTTAGGGGGCATCCCGAGACCTCCTGACTGTGAGGGTTAGCGGGTGAGGTGGCCGATAAAGACACCGTCCCCGTATTGCCCGCCTAGGCGTCCGTGAAATTCGAACCATCTGGTGAGTTGGCCGAACATCAGATCACAGGTGCGCGCACGCACGCGTTCTGAAACCCGCACTTCGACCAAGGTACTATATCGTACTACGACGTCAGAGAGTGCGGGAGCCAGGAGGTACTCATCACGAATGCCGTTGATTGTCTGCAGCGCGCGCTCCTTGAAGTCGGTCATCCGCGCCACCTCTTTTTCAGGTATTTGTAAAGGGCGTGTGTCTCGGAGTCGAGCTCAGACACCGCGTAATTCTTAGTGTAGCTGTGTGGCGGCCCGAGCTTGAAGTTCCAGCCTGCGACACCGGGAGGCGCATACGTCGTGTCGTACCCATAGTGGTTAGTGACGTACACGTAGAGGTGCTTATCGAGGAATAGAGTCGCGAGGGCACGCACCAACTGGGCTGCGTATTGAGGGCGGTGTTCGTCAATCCACATGTTCTCTCGGAAGGGGTCCGTGATGAGGTTGACGCGCTTGCTGGTAGGTCGATTAGTGAAACGTGTATGCGGAAACGGAGTATGTACCAGAAGGAGTGCTTCGGTACGTTTGACTGTGACTTCGTAGTCGACCTGTAACTCCTCCAACATGATTCCCAGGTGTGCGAAGAGAAAATCGAAACAGCGACGATAGAGGCGAGTTCGCCGGTCACGCTGCTTCTTTCTCCGCTTGTTTTGGTGTCGTCGGATGGAAGCCGCCCGCTGTTGTTTACTTTTTCCCAAAGGCGACCCCCACGTTAGATGTTACGCCCGCTGCTCCATTGAAGTTGGCGCAGTGTGTCCAGAGCATGTTCTCGCAGGCCATGTGCCACAGGGAGAGGCTGTCTCCGAAGACGGAGATGCCATCCAGGACTTGCGGAAGAAGACGGATGTAGATGGCTGAGAAGTGCGTGCCATCTTGTTCCGCCTCGAAGTACTCGGCATCCCCACCTTTGCGATTGGTGTTGTGTACCATGGGCAGCCACAGCGCCTCCACAGTTTCCCGCGGAGGACGCTCGGAGAGCATGGAGATACCGTTTTCGTCACGTCCTACTGCGTGTGCGGGAAACTTGAATTCGAATTCGGCGCAGAGGTCCCTTACCAGCTCCACTTGAAGGAGGGCTTTTTCTTCGGTTTCACGCATGACTTGTCTCCCGTGCTCTTGCCCTTGTGCAGGAGCTCATGGCTGACGTCCACAGGGCCCTCCTGGTAGGCGACCACCGGGTAGAGAGCAACGCGCAGGATCCTCGAGGCGTGGCTAACGTCCGAAAAGTCGATGGGCTTTCTCGGCGCCTTGTAGGATGCCGAGGTGCGCAACATTCTCTCAATGGCCAGATTGGCGTAGACGGGGCCCGTGCGTCCCGTGTGGTAAGACGGGTGTGGGAGCTGGAGGGTCATCGAGTAGACGTCGTCACCTACGAACTTCTGAGCGCGGAAGGTGAGACGAGGGTCATTCCTGACGACCTTGGAGAACTTGCGGTCGAGGATGCCCAACACCACGGGAGTGACGTTGTACTGTATCCAGCTGATGTTCTGAGGGTTGACTTCGCAGATATCCGTCTGGTTGGGAAAGGTGTCGGACACGTAATCGATGAAGTCCATGATTAGACCGAACTCGTCTAGCTGATCCCGCGGAAGGAGTTGTATTTTGGACATGGTCTCCCCTCCTTCAGATGGTCTAGGGTTCTTTCCAGGATTGTAACCAGGTGTGCGACTGTGAGGCTGCCAGAGGGCGCAGAGCTCAACCGCCTATCTTTGACGAGATCGCGAAAGAAGGCTGCACTGGGTCCTACGACCACGACCGTGCCGTACCTCCCACCAAACGACAAGCGTTTCTTAAACTCATAAGTCTCGGGGTCGGTATCACGTTCGGAGAAGTAAACAGCGCTAGGGTTGATAGACTTCATACTGAAACGAATGACCCACTGCGTGTCGGCGACCTTCCGATATTCCCGAACAACGGAGGATTTCTTGTCTTGCCGTTTCATCATCTCGTACCGTGGCGTGTGGCGCATCACGTATGAGACGCTAGACTGCCTTAAGCGTGGGCGGATCAACTTGGTACGCACAGTCCCTGGAACGGAGGTGAGCTGCACGTCCAGTCGATTCTTGGTGGCGTTGCGGAGCGTGGCTAGGGGCCCGACGACGCTGTCGAGCCAACCGAGGAACTCTGCGACTCGTCGGTCATGTTCGTACTTATCCATTCCTGGTAGCTCCTTCCGTCCACTGTACCGTCGGCCACGGCAGTGAGCAACGCTGCGAGGTTTGAGGGGGTGATCTTATCGACCTTCTCATGGGCGGTGGTCATAAAGAGGATCGGGAAGATGTCGGGCCACTCCTCCGTCGGGAAGTCGAAGTGCAACACGAGGAAGTTGTTCTCCGCGTCGAATTCGAAGTTGAGGGTCTCGTTACCGCGGAGACGCGGGTAGATGAGCTCCTGGAAGCTGCTGGGCAAGACGTTGCCGATGTGGATGGTCAACCGGTCGCAGACATCGAACGCTTCGCACTGCACATGGCAGGACCCGGGGAAGGCGAAGTCTGTCAGTTCGAGAATGGCGGCGATTCGTCTCAGCTTCTCCTCGAGTGTATCGTCGAATTCGAGAGGGTTTCTTTCGATAGTCATGCCGTTACCTCCAAAAGCCGAATGATCTGGTTCATCGTTTCGGCCACTTCTTGTACCGGGGGGAACTGTTTCTCCGCCAGTGTACCTGTTAGCGCTATACGCAGAGTAGTCAGCACCGGCGCAACATCCTGGCTGACATAGAAGTAAACTCGCAATGGAGCGGAGTCATCACTGTCGGCGTAATCCTCGTACTGGTACCTCACCTCTATGAGGAACTTATTGTGGTTGGGCATCAAGAGAGTTTCCACGACCCTGAAGTTGGCTATCCTTACGCGCACAATGAGTCGGTCCCCATCGATAGCGTGCAGCTCCGTGATACCGGGAAAGTAGTTCTCAGTAACTAGAATGCCTTTTCGGATCTCCTTCAATTGGTTGTAAGAGGCGTGTTTGGTAGAGCGATCACCTGGGTGTGACATCACGCAGCACCTCCCCCCAGGTACTCCAAGAACTCTTTTAACGCCGTCATGTCAGGTCATCCGTGAAGCCGGTAGCCCTGGGGAAGAGTTGCTCCTGCAGCTGACGGATGAGCCACTCGATGGGAGCGTACGGCGGGATCTCATGACGCTTGGGAAAGATGCTCTCCCACACCAGGAGGTCGCTGCCGATGGAGATGCAGGTGTACTCGAACTTGTCGTTCTCATCCGGTGGAAGGACGTATACGCTGACGTTGAGGTTGACCGGCTTGGCGATCTCTTTCACGTGCGGCTCGAGCAGCTTTCGGCCTGTGGCTTCCGTTACGCCTCTCAGTTGAATGTAGGGATCCGTCCCCCACAGGTAGTAGAACATCCCCATACCGGGACACTTGTCGTCCACGTAGTTGGCGATGTCGTAGATCGCCTGGATTTGATCCTTCATCGAATGCACCTCCTTGTCGACGCATACATGTAGTCGCTTGTACCCGTTTATGGGGAGAGTTTAGGTGGAAGCAAAAAAGAGGGATTAACGCACCCTCTCATTCACCCCTTCTCTCGAGGACGGCGGCCCCTACCTAACTGTTTTAGACTGGCCCAGTAGAGGTAGGCCAGTAGTCCTTCAGGTGGACCAGCCCTAGGCAGCGTGACCGAGCTCGTCGAGCGACTTATCGACGAAGGTGGAGAAGAGCTTCACCTTGTCTTCGTAGTCGCTGGGCGTGCAGTCACGGAAGATGAGCGCGTAGCTGAGCACCTCATCAACGAAGCCGGTGATAGGCGTTGCAGCGTAGGTGGGCAACGATGTCATCTCGAGGAAGCGGATGTTGGTCTCGGCGAGGTTGCCGATGGCGCGGAGGGCCGTGACGATCTGGGAACGCTGGACGTCCTGGTCGGCGTCCGGGTCGATGGCGTGCATCGCCAGCATGAAGTCAACGCTTTGCACTCCAGCGAGTGCGCCCAGGATGGCAAGACGGATAGCCTTCATGACATCGACCTTTCGAGTTAACAGAGAACGTTCTTATAACGCCTCTGGATGTCTACTTACTTGTACCGATTTTTGAGGTGCGTTTTGTGAAAGCAAAAAGAGCGTGTTAAAGAAACGACTAGTCTCTTCTGGGAGGAGTTACCCAGAAGAGACTAGCCGCGGGAGAAGGGAACAACGAAACCTCCCCCCTGAACCAGGACTTTCCAAACGCGACCAAACATCGAGCGCGAACATCCGACGCGTGAAGCTGTAATAACTGCCACCCCTTTTGTACCCGGGGGTGGCATCGGGGCTCGCTGTTCCCCCTCGCGAGTCAGAGGGCGACCGCCTAGTCGTATTCCACCTCGAGGCCACGGTCCTCGTCGGGGTCCGTGTCCTCGTCCATGACGATGACGGGCAGACCCAGGGAGTCCGGGACGAGCTGGCCGTTCTGGACCTTGACGGCTTGGGAGCGCGCAACCACACGCCCCGTACGCATGTCCATGAAGTAGATCGTCATGAGCTCCTCCTAACCGCTGATGAAGCGGCGCACGCGGAAGTCCGGGGCCATCTGCCGGTTCTTCTGAACCAGTAGGCTGGCCGCCCACGCCGCCCTCACGGTGCAGCCGGAATCGGCAGCCTTGTCGAGCTCGTCGGCGATTCGGAGATATTCCGGATCGTCGTCGTGCTGAGTGCGGAGCTCGTGTGCCTTTTCGCGCAACACATCCTCGTCGTGCCTCGTCAGGATCATGACAATGCCTCCTTGGGTTGGTGTTACCTACTTGTACCTCAGGAGTGCATGGGATTCTCAATTCCTGCCCAAGCCCAGGCGGCCTGAATGTAAAGGTACTCGGCTTCCTTGTAAACGGCTTCTTTAGGCCAGCGTTTTAGATTGTCGGAGAAGTGGCCGGTGTCGAAGCCGAGCCAGTAGAGATAGTCGGGGAGGACAAGCTTGAAGTCTTCAGCGTGGACGGCAGGACATTCCTCTCCACTGTAAGTGAGGCCTCCGTGGATGTTAGGGTCAACGTCATCGTAGTATTTTTCGAACCAAGGATGGTCCTCGGGAACACCCACGTAGCCGTTGCCCCATCCAGAATCTACCTTCGGGTGGTACCGCGGGCCTTTACAGATGACGAAACGCATATCCTGATCGATGAGCTTACTGATGACAGGGATATGTTCGTCTACACAGATCGTCTTTTCAGGGTAGCGAGAACTCAACGCAGCGACGTAGTTTCGGGCACTCCGAAATCGAGTGGGAATAGGAGACATGAGACGGATACGAACGTCCTCCACGTACGAGTCTGCGTGGATAGTTCCCCCATCTCGCAGGTAGTTCCGGGCATTGTGTACGAAGTCTAGGTTAGAGCCTGCGAGGCGCAACCCGAGAGATATCGGATCACCAGCCACGGCTTCTAGTATCGCAGTACCCGGGTACTTTTCAGCCAGGTAGCTTAAGGCGCGGGTCACTTTCGTGGATGCAGAGTCCTGGGACGCCATCTCCTTCCTCCTCTTGGTCGAGAATGCACTGAATGCATTTACTAGGTAAAGGCAGCTCCTCAGGAGGAGTTTGATGCCGCAGTTCTATAGCGGCCAACTCATCACGTCGAGGGATGGCCCGGGAGGGGCTGTTTGACGACGCCATCCAGCCCCACCTCTCGATGGGGGCTTCTTGACCCTCAAAGCCGACGAGTTCGTAGTCGCGTCTCTTGTAGTGCTGGAACCCGGCGAGGTTCATCAAGACTTGCTGCAGCGTGAGGGTGACGGCAACGAGGTCATGCTCCGAGTCGGAATACACCGTCATACGAATTAACGAAGGATCAATGTCCGTGTCGATCAAGACGCGCATGAGGGTCCCCTTTCTTAGTTGATATTTCGGGAGACGGGTTCGAGCACGATAGTGAAGTCGAATTCTTTGTCGAGCGCTTCCCGCATGGCTTCAGCTACGAGACCGCTGTACTGGCAGGAGGAGGCGTAGGCATCTTGTAGCCCTTCGCTGGAGAGGACTGTCATAACTGCCAGTATACGCACGAGAAGGTTCAGCAATTGACCCGAGGAAACCGCCGGAGTTCCGTCTTCTTTGTTCCCGACTTCGACGAGCGCCCGGTCGATGAAATCCAGAGGATTGTTCGGGTCGAGGTCGTCAGGGTCAAAGGTGATGGTGATCTTGGCTTGGCTCACGGCGACACCGTTCCTACCTCGTGTGCGCGGCCCAAGTTCCAGCACGCCTGGGCGAAGAGGTAGAACGCGTGATCCCAGCGTCCTTGTTCGAGAGCAGCGTCAGCACCTACTAACGACAGCTCCACTTTGGAGAGGAGTCCCAAGGCGGCCCGGGCATCTTCGCTGTCTTCTTCCAGTTGGGGCTGGAGAGCTTCACGCAGTTTGTCGAGTTGCGTGCTGCGTTTAGTTATTTCCTCTTTCAGAGCACCCTTGGCGGTCATCGTCTCCTCCTCGGCAGGGTCACAGACTCCACGTACTCCCAGTAACTAAGTGACGTCGCATACCACATCGCAATCCCAGCCGCTATGGCAGAAAAAGGAGCGATACTGATGTCCGCGGTGACCAAAGGTCCTACGAATGCCCCCGCGATGGTTCCGTACAGCGTCAAACGTTCGCGTCTCCTTCTTAGCGCACGAATCCTGGACTTTATGGATGTCATAAGGACCTCCCTTAAGTTGCAGTTAAAGCTTAACAACTCCTTCTACCAAAAGAAAGGCGCACGTGTGCACGCCTCTCAAGATGGGGGTCACTCGTCGGACTCCCAGGTGTGGATGAAGGAGTCGTCGAGATCGAAGTTGAGGAGATCCTCGAGGAGGGGGGCGTCCGCGGGAGCGATGTCGATGTACCCGAAGATGGGGAGGCCGCCGGTCTCCGTCTCGGACTTGACGCGCGGGGCGCTGCGCACGAGCTGGGCTGCTTCACTGTGGGTGGTGTCCCAGTGGTCGCTGAGGTCTCGAACGAGTCCTCGAAGCTGCGCCTTGTTCGAGACGCGGATGAGCCCGTAGTACGGGTCGCAGTACTCGAACGTGGGGAAAGTGGCGGGCGCCTGGTAGGAGTGCCCGTGAAGACACCCGGTCCAGTGCCCTCCCTCGTCCCACTTTTCCTTGCGACGGTTCCTTCGCTTCTTGCCCATGGAGATTCTCCTGTTCTAGTTAGGGGTTACAAGTACTTGTACCAGCACAGGAGGGCTAAATTAGAAGTGCCCGGGAGACGCCGGGTAAGGAGGAGTGACCGCCAAATCAGACCCCTACCGACATCCTCGGGCACTCTCTAATTATAGGCCAAAGAAGAGGAGGCCGAAGCCTCCCCTCCAAAAAACTTATCTGAAGAGATCCGAGTCCATGTTCAATGGCTCGAAATAAGCGGAGTCGTCTTCCGGTACTTGGACGCGCGTTTCCAAGGGCGTCTCCTTATTGAATTCGTCGAGGAATTCGTCAAGGGGTTCGAAGCAGACAGTTAGCAGTCTTCGACCGGTACGGTTGAGGACGCCAGAATACCGGACTTTGGGACAACAGGTCATAGACACACCTCCTTGGCTTTGGAAACTATTTTCTTATACCCGCGGAGGGCCTATAATTACGGGCATGAAGACGCCATTCGAAATGGGGTATCGGGACGCGCTGATGAAGCTCGGCACCGACGCAACATCCACGTGGATGCCGCCAGGGGCGAGACCTGAAAGACCGTCTATGTTCCAAGGATCAGAGGCTGCAGCGCACTCTCGCCGGGTGGGGGCCGACAAGGCTCCCCCAGGACTTCTACGTAAAGGCTGGTCGAAGTTTCGGAGTCTCCCGCTCAAAGCGCAGATCGGAATAGGGGCGGGGGCTGCCGGACTGGCGGGTCTCGGTGCTCTGCTAGCCAAAAAAGAGAAAGAGCAGCCTGGAAGCCGATTCGCTTATCGGGACAACACCCCTGAATTGCAAGCCGCAGCTTATCAGCAGAGACTGTACTCCTAATCCGCACGTACAAAGCTGGCGACGCCCAACGCCCCTATCGCCACAGTCTCAACAAGAATAACACTCCACATGAGTACCTTTTCGATCTTGTGGCTCTTGCTTCCAGATAGGAGAGAGGTTTCGAGCTCGCCCACTCGAGTCTTCCGGTAGTCGTTGTCAGCTTGCAGAAGTTTGATGGTTGCTTCGTAGCTGCTGATCTTGAGCTCATAGGCTGTGACGATGTCGTTATGCGCGTCCAGGGCTCCCTGAATCTTCAGCCGCCATTTGAAGAGTCCCTGGTAATCAGCTGCCAAGAGCGCTACGTTCTGCCACCCCTTTACCGTAGTGCACACACGAGTCTCCCCGTCGATCTCCTCTATTGTAGGGGTAGGGAGCCGTCGAAGCGTCTCGTAGGGATTCGCATCAGGAACCACGTCGTCGGCGTACGACACCGTAGGCGCTAAGACCAAAAGAAAAGCCAGTAGGTATCTCATAGTCCCAGCTCCTCCTGGATCTTGAGCAGTTCCTCAGCGCTTGTCGCTTTGAGGATCTTCTCACGAGCCTTGAGAGTATCTTGGTCGATGTCCCCGGCCTGGTTCAACTTGGTCGCCATCTCTTTCTTTTTGGCCTTGAGCAGTCCATCAAGAACCTTGCGCTGGTCGTCGTACCCTTCTAGCGCGGTATCGACGACGTTGTCGTGCGCTTTGTCAGACTTGGTCCGGTCTACTCGAGGTCCAGGCAAAAATTTAGCGATCCCTGCCAGGACCGCCAAAAGGACAATGCCAACCAACGCAAGCACTCCTAACACTTTGCCCCACCAGGGGAGACCCTTGTACCAGGCCCATGTGTCGGAGAGCTTGCGTTGGAGCATTGGTCTATTCCTCCTTCTGGACTTGCCAGTCGATGAACTCAACATCCTCATCATACTCCGGATCGTCATAAATATCACCGTGACCGTCAGCGACAAGGAGGAGTGCCTCTATTTCGCTGACGGCCTCGATGTGTACTTCTTGGATCCAGCGTTCGCGCTTGAAGACCCGGTACCGGGTCATACGGCTGCGTTCTGCAGGCTGCTGCACCGGCGCAACTTCGGCGTGGGCAGTGAGTACGTCGAGTTGAGGTGGTCGTCGCACGCGTAGTTCCCCTGGAACCAGTTGAGTTTGTTCGACCGATTCTTGTGGGCGCCACACACAGCGCATCCCATTGCCAGCTTGGCGCTCATGCATTCGGTGCAGTAGCGCCTCGCGTTCGCAGGGGTCTTGACACACACCTCAATGAGGGTGTGACAGCCCGAGCACTTTCGCAGTGTCTTTTTGGACATTCCACACCTCCTTTACCTAACCTAAGACACCTTTAACCACGAAATTTACGAAAAGCAAACTGCTTTGCTCACTTTTGGTATCTTCGGAGGATCGCCGAGTTCTTTTTTCGACGTTGGACGTTCCGTCCATTCGTACGTCGTGAAACCGTCGATAAAATGAACTCGGCGAGGCCGGACGTAGATATCGAAAGTGTGTACAAACGTCTGACTGTCGTGCCTCGGTAAGGGTGTAACACCCTCGAGTGCCGTAACGGCGTTATCCAGTTTGCTGAAGTAAAAAGGGAGAGGGAGCACATGCTACTAGGCTCTGGGAGTGACCTGCAGAGCTCATGATCTAGAAAAGCGGCATTTTCGTTGGATCACCTCGAGCCGCGGTTACGAGACTAGCGAGTCTAGTCCCGTGGGGCGGGGCCGCGAAGGACAACGATGTCCGAGCAGACGAAGTAACCACGCCTCGAGGTGATCTAACGAAAAACGCATTTTCTAGATCATGAGCTCTGCATGGTTACTCGTAGCCTCGTGCCACTTAATGGAAAACCGATGTTAGACAGTTACTGTCTATGGCCCTCGTTTGCTCGTCAGGGAGCAGAGGCCGGGCGAGAGATTCCCGACATGCCCCCGTTCGTGCCAGGGCGCTAGCATGTGCACTAGCTTTCGCCCCTCTCAAATTGGTGTC